GAGGGCGGCGTGGAAGCCTTGTTGAAAATCAGTTTCAGCAAGATTATATGGAATCCAATCTTCAGCATCAATTGCCTCTCCAGGATACTTCTTATCGGCATAATTCTCTGCCAACTCCTCACACTTCTCCTCAATCTCTTTGCGCGTGGTCATAGCACTCCTCATATTTTACAGACAAATAAAAAGCGAATCTCCAGAATCTAACCATCTTATAGGTATAGTTACCTGAATGTGATTCATAAAATACTAAAGCAAAGCTCATCGCTCGACTCCTCTGCGCGTGGTCATTTGCCTCTCCATTCCCACATGCACATACCAATGTATATGCCGCCAAATAGTGTTGCTATTATCATTAGCCATTGTACTAGCAACTCACTCATCGCTCGGGCCTTTCTGGGTTTTATTAAAAGGTATATGTTCAATTTTTATACATCCTGTTCCATAGGTGATTGCGTCTAATTGTGCTTTCATCATTTCGCTTAAAAATTTTGCATATACATATTCATTTTTTGGTTCAACTTTTTTGCTTAAAAATACTAAAAATCTTGCTAATTGTTTTCTTAACTGAAACCATTTAGGATTTTTTGTTACCTCTATTTCAAACATAAAATCTCCCATCTGCTACAGTATATTGCAATTAAAGTGCCTAGTCAATAGCACCAGAATGCCAATCACGAGGTTTTGGCTGTTCAAGATTTAAGGGCATGCCTAAAGATTGTACATAATTTTCAAATGCAATTAAAGTGCAACTTATTGGAAATACGTGGCTGTCCAACGCGGTATTAGTGGTAGTTTTTACCAAATATAAAGCATTATCATATATTTTTTGCAGAGCAATTTCATCTAGTTTTATATGCATGTTATTTGCCTTTATTGGGCGTAGAGTGTAGCACGGAAACCGGGGTCAACGCGGAGCGCGGTATTTTTCGACCCACAGTGGTCCATCTAGAGTTTTTAATTTCAACAAGCGACGGATTATTTACCAAAATATATGTCTGTAGTTCATACAGCAAATCGTGCACATTAAATACATAAGCTATGCCAGGATTTTGAAAGTAATATACAAACCACTCACAGCCGTCTTGTTCTGCTTTGTAAGGGCCGCCTAATTTGCCAGATTCTATATCGCCTAAATATTCGATAAAAAAATTACTAGTTTTTGAATGGTCATAGCGGTCGCATTTTATTTCTACAAGCTCTCCATTAGGTAGCACGGCATCAGCACCTTTGCCGTTTAACAACACTAATTCGGGCCACAATTTTTGCACGGCAGCTTCGCCAGATTTACCGGCTTCTAAATCACGCTTAAAATTTGGTTTCACTTTTTTCTCCCTGGAGTGCTAGGCACATGCTCTATTGATAATATTAATCTGTAACAAAATAAATCTAATTCTAAAAATACTCCGCAAACGTGATAATAGTCTTTTTTACGCCGCACCAATGCTTTAAAAGTATTGCCATATATTCCAAGCCAGCGATTATTTTCTATACCGTCTTTATAGCACAATGCCTCAAAAGATAGGCCATGTGAAAGATTAAGTTTATGATACATCAAAACTCTCCGATAACATGCCAATCAGAATTTTTTTCTACAACGCCTTCGCGCTCTACGTATCCTATGCGTCTAGCCGTGCCAGTATCAAGTCCAAGCAATCCTGAGTGGCCGCCCTCATATTCTTCGTAGTCATCTGTTGCAATATAACGCACAAAAGGAATTAAGTTGGTTATTGCGACTAAATTCCAACCTTCGGAGCTAATACCTAGTTCATCAGTATATATGTTGTACATAATAAGCAGCGGCACATCTGGAGTATCTCTAATAAATATGCTCATATTATCTGGCGTTCCTTTCTAAGCTTAGCTCTTGTAAGCAACGTATTGCTACAATAAAACTTTTGTCATTAGCACGGTCCATGATTTTGTGAATCTTAAACATGCCATGTAGCGCAATGAATTGCAAGATAATTAGCACGGCTAGTCCCAATATGAGACAATTTTTAGCAGATTTAAAAAACTGTAGAATTTGCATATCAATCCTTATGTTTAATAGTAAAGGTCCATTCTAACTCAAATAGACCGTTTTTGGAAATTAAATTTTTAGGTACTGGCAGCAAGTGGCAGGTCCAGAGAGTATCTATAGCAACTTGTTTAAGCTTTTGTGAACAATTATTTTGCACAGTTACAATGCTGATAATTGTGCCGTTTGGTAGTGCGTCTATATTTAGCACGGTGCTACAAGCTTTTACAGGAAGCCGGGCTCGGTCAATATTTGAGTGCCAGTTTGGGTCAATATGGGCATGTAGTCGTTCAATGAAATGCAGGGCCGTTAAGGTTGTGCCTAGGTCGCGTTTTTGTTTAAGGTAGTCGGGGCTACCTACTCGAGGGCCGCTTGCCGGATTTAAGTTTAGCTTCTTGCCAGCAGGTTTTTTGGTTTTCTTTTTGTCCCCGGTGCTATAATTTATTGCAATCGGCTGCAACTGTCTTGCATTCTTCCGCGTACCAAAGCTATACAACGCAGCACCGTGTAGCAGCGAAGAAAAAAGAAGACAAAAAACCACGCGCCGATTAGTCGCCAACTACTACCCATAAAGCTATAATTATTAAACAGATTACAAATACCATGCCTTAAGCATACTTTAGTTGCCTACTTCTTGCAAGCTTAATGACTGTCTTCTCGCATAAAATCTGGAAAGTTTTCTGACCACCAGCCCGGGTCTAACCGTAGTCCATTGGGCAGCTCAACTGGCATACCGCGTACCATGGATTCGTCGGCCAATTGATGCTTAGTATAATCAGGATGTAGCATGCCGTTTGCATGTGACTTATTCCAAGCCAGCATGTCGTTCGATAGCTTTTGTATGTGGTAGTATAGCCAGTATAGGCTTTTTCGCAATTTATATTTTTGCCGACACCCGGCATGAATCTCGCGATACGTTTTGCCCTCATTTAGCCGGGCCAATATATAGGCGTCCATTCTGCGGCTTTTAAATTGATAATGCGTAAGGTAATTTTGAAGCAGGCGAAAAAACTGGGCACGGCTTGGGCTCCAAGGTTTGCCTTTAGCCATACTACCTCGCAAGTGGTCTGAGTTCTGACCAAGGCCGGTTTTATGGTCTACCCATTCAATATCTTTGAAGCCCATTTTGGCTAATTTATCGTACCATTTTTTTTGCAATTTGGTAAATTTTGAAGGGTCGGTTTTTGTAGCAGCGGGGATGGGGAGGCCAGCGGCGCGAAGCTTTTTCTTGGTTATTTTTCTTTGCCGTTTTTTGGTATTCTTTGTTAGCCCGCCCTGCTTATATTGCTTATGGGGACCGTTTATATTTGAGGAAAATTTTTTGGTGGGGGGTGCCTTCTTTTTTTGTGCCACTATTAGGTCCTTTTTTTAGACCCCCGGGGTATCGAGGGCTTTATTAGCATTCTCCATGCCAAATTTTTGCGGGTTTTTTTTCTGGCCGTGCAATTTCCGTGCCATATTAGGCAACCGGGGTGGCATATTTCTTGCATACATCTGCATAAAATAGGCCAAAAATCTCGCATACTTATTGCATTTTTATGCAAAAAACATGCCACGCGTATATATTATAATCATTTGGCACGAATATTGCAAGACAATTTGCCTACTTTCTGCATATGATTTGCCATCGATTTGCTCATTCCACGGCACGCCACGAACGCAAAATGCAGGAAATAGGCAGGCAAATGGCCGAAAATCGGCAAAATCGCGCCGAGTTAACAGATTTTGGGTAGTTTGGGGCATTTTTCTGGCATTTTTTGGCAGAATGGGTGGCAGGGGGAATGCAAGGTGGCTTGACGCTCTTTTTCACGTCTATATATAAATAAATTTTTGTAGCACATGGATTAAAATGAGACAAAAATATTTTTGCAAATTTGTTTAAGTTTTTTTTGCATGGTCCGATAAGTATGTATAAGCCAATTAAGGCAGAAACTAGGAGTAAATATGTTTCAAATATTATGTGGTATGGTTTGTAGTATAGTGGTAATAGCATTTATGTACTCTCAAGGCGATTTTGCCGAGCGAAAAAATCGCAAAATTTCTAGCCGAGATAATGAGTAAATTATGGACAATATTAAAAGTATGTTCCAAAAATTTATAGCAGATTTAGAGCAAAGACTGAATGCAGACGATGCGCCGTGGGCACGTGGCTATTTTAGAGGGCAGATTGATGCTTATAAAGTAGCTTTAATGCTTATAGATACAGAAATTTTGCTTAAGTCTGTAGCAGAAAAATCCGAAGAGATTAATAACAAGGAGTAAATTATGGTTTATAGAACTAAGTTTCAAGGTGAGCAGGTAGAAATTGAATATGGTATCGACTCATATGGTGAATTTTACGTTGAGGGAGCATGGTACGTGCCGAGTGAAGTACAATTGGATGCCTTAGAGCAGCACGAAATTGTAGCTCAATGTAAAGCAGGTATGATTGAAAAACTTGGGTGGCAATTTAGCACACCTGATGCTAAATCGGATGCTTATTACAGCAAAAATAGGGAATAGCCATGAAAAAATATTTAGTAGCTAAATTAAGTGCTAAACAGGTGGAAACTATTAAACAACTTAAAGGCTTAATAGTCTCAAAAGGAGACAGCAATTTGATAGAAGTTTACTTGCCGACTAAACATGTTAAACTATTTGTAGTAAAGGGGAACTAAATTATGCGCAAAAGATTTTATTTAGAAATTCAAACTAGTGGTGATGAAGTTTCGGGCTTTGAAGACAGATATAATTGGTTAAATTATGATACTATTGTAGCCGAGGGGAATACGCTTGAAGAGTGTTTAGAAGATGCAACAGTATTCACCATGGACCAAGACGGCGGTGAGGGTCCTCAAATTGAGGGCGATGCAGATTGGGTGCAGGAATTAGTAGTAGATGCATTTATAACTAAACTTTTAAAACAAAAGGTAGGCTAATTTATGGGTTACACACATTATTGGTCTTTTGAGGCACCTAAGCGTGGCACTGCGCAGGTAGTTGAAAAAAATTATCAGCGTGCTATAAAACAGTGCAATAAAATTATCAAGCATTATGCAGCGCAGCACGGTGGGCTATCTGGCTATTCAGCGCACGCCAAAGGCTACGGTGGATTGCATGTTAATGGTAGCCGTGAAAATGCCCATGAGGATTTTATCGTTCGGGAACATTTTTCTCAAAATGATACAGGCGATTTTTGTAAAACCGCTCAAAAGCCTTACGATGTAGTAGTAGTAGCGTGCCTAATAGTATTAAAGCATTATTTGCCAGATAATATTCAGGTAGACAGCGATGGTGAAAAATCAGACTGGATTAATGGGCTAGAACTGGCACGTAAAGTATTAAAGCTAAAATCATTGCAAATACCTGTATCAATACGAGGCAATGCGTTGAAATTAGTTGGCTATATTTTTGAGGCGGTTTAATATTAACTTATAGGCATGCAATACCGTATGCCTAGAATGGGGGAAATTATGAGTCAATTAGCAATAAAGAATCCAATTTTAGCAACTAATGCGGCGCCAACAATGAGCCAAAAGTATGGGTTTGTTAATTCTGCAGCAGTACTAGACGTGTTTAAAGCTCAAGGCTGGATTGAGTCTCAAACTATTTACTCAAAAGTGCTTAAAGCAGATAAAGCAGGGTTTCAAAAGCATATGGTATGGTTAAAAAATCCTAATTTGCCTTTAGTGCACGGTCTCAGTAAATCTAACCAAACTGAAGTGCAACTATGTTTAGTAAATAGTCACGACGGCACGTCTAGAATGAGCATTTTTCTAGGCTTAATGCGTGCAGCGTGCTTAAATCAATTAATTGGTGGAACAATTTTTAAGTATTTCCATGCAGTGCATAGCCAAAATGTAGTTCAGCGATTGCCTCAAGGCATTGATTATGTAGTTCAAGGCATTCCAGAATTGATTGGTAGCATTCAAGATTTACAGCAAAAAACTTTAAACCTAGACCAAAGGATTGAATTAGCCTCTAAAGTGCTACCTTTACGCTTTGAAAATGTTAAAAATTTAATTGATTTTGATTTGCGTATTGTTGAGCAATCTTTAAGGACTCAAGACGACGCTCAAGATGCGTATACCGTGCTAAATAGATTGCAAGAATATTTGATTAGAGGTGGTATTCCTTTTAGCTACATTAAGCACGTTAAAGATTTAAAGGGCAATATTATCGGTCAACAAACCGTAAATACTAGAACTAAAAAAATTGCATCAATTTCTAGGCAAATTGAGCTAAATCAGGCATTATTTAATGCAGTAAAGGTGGCTTAATTATGAACACGTTAATCAAAAACCAAAAACGGCGTATTGAGGCACTTAGAAATTTTAGCACGTTGTCTGAAAAACAGCGTGCAAATTTGCTTAAAAAATTGCAATCAAACAATTTATTGACTCCAGATTTTGCAAATACTAAAACTGCAAAAAACATGGGCTTTGGTTATCTAAGCATGATTTTGCATTTAGCACCTAGCAATTTGAGTGGCTACAATACGTGCCCCGCTGCCAGTGCTGGCTGTAAAGCTGCATGCTTAAACACTGCAGGCCGTGGGCGCTTTGAGTCAATTCAACTAGCACGTATTCAAAAAACTTTATATTTTGTTAAAGCACGCGAAATTTTTATGCATCAATTGTTTAGCGAGTTGCAGGCATTGGAGCGCCGTGCTGCCAAAGCAGGTCTTAAGGCAGTGGTCCGATTAAATGGCACCAGTGATTTACCGTGGGAAAATTTGCGACTCGATGGGTTAAATGTGTTTGAAAAATTTCCTAACATTCAATTTTACGACTACACAAAGGTCCTTAAGCGCATAGAATATTTTGCAAAAAATCCAATTGCAAATTATGATTTAACGTTTAGCGCCGCAGAGGACAACGAGGCCAATTGGCGTGCTGCTTTAAGCCTTGGATTTAATGTAGCAATGGTATTCATTGCAATACCAGAACAATATTTTGGTATTAAGACAATAAACGGCGATGCGCATGATTTAAGATTTACAGATTTAAAGGGCGGCTACATTGTGGCGCTCAAGGCCAAAGGTCAAGCGAAAAAAGATGTATCTGGCTTTGTTAAACATATTTATGCAATAAAGGCAGCCTAGCATGCAACAATATATCTTTATACATAGGCGCCTAGGCTATCGATTTGCAGTAGAGGCATTAAACTTTTATCATGCAGTAGACTTATTGCAGTCAATATTGGGTGCTGAAAAATATTGGATTGCAGACTATATTTGCCTATCTGGTGGTATAGAGGTGGGCTATAAAGCGGCCTAATTTAATCAAAAAAACTATTCTAGTGGCCGGATTGCTTAATTGTAGTCCGGTTTTTGGCATTTGCACGCCTACAGATTCAATGCTTAAAATTTTGCATAATGGTGCTACAAAGCACGGTATAGAGCCCTCATTAGTGGTTGCAATTGCTAATGTTGAGTCTTGCTTTGGCAAATATAAGCACAATAAACATTCGCATGATTTTGGTTTAATGCAGATTAACCGCAGAAATTTGGCATCTATTGGACTATCAGAGCATGAGGCATTGCACAATGATAGCAGAAATTTGCACGCGGCGTTGACCATGCTACAAAAATTGCAACGTCAAGGCTTAAGGCGTGGCGTGCCGTGGCAGTGTCGCTATAACATAGGCAACCAGACTTCGAATGCAGCTTTAAAAGCCTGCAATTCCTATTTAAGCAAATTAAAAAATGCTGGATGGAACGAACAATAAAAAATTTGCACTTAACCTTAAGCCTTTAAATGCGAAAAATACTAAAGTGTAGACCTTAAACATACTTTGTGCAATCTTTAGACAACGTACTGCAATAAAACGTTTTAAAGTTGGCCGTACTATTGCAATACATATCAGAGTAGTGCGCTTAAAAATGGCACGTAAAATTCTGATGCGTATTATTTTGCAACATATATCAGGCTGGGAATTTTAAATTTGAAAATTGGTTTTTGAAAAATCGGTCTGGACTTTTGAAATTATATTTTGGAAACGAAAATGCAAATCAAAAATCGGAATTTAAAAATTTGGTCTGGACTTTTGAAATATTTTTTTGCAATTCAATTTCAGAAATTCTACAGTAATTACGCATATTTACGAAAGGCGGCTGCTATGATAATGTCCACATTGCTCTGTCTCATGCTCACAAACTGCGCAGAAAAAATTCCTCGAACATTTCAAGTGCCCGATAGCGTACTACCACATATTTTAGAGTTTGAATTGCAAGCGGCGTTGCACGGTAAGCCAATACATATTACTGATTTGATTGTAAAATTAAAGCCGGAGTTGAGCAATGATGCTGCAGTTGGCATGTGCTATTATGGCACAAGTAAAGAGCCACCTGAAATACATTTTTTGCAGTGGTATTGGAATTTAGCAAATGATGCTCATAGAGAAAATTTAGTGTTTCACGAGTTAGGGCATTGTGTGCTGAATAGAGACCATGTTAATCGCATAAATTTAGATGGTGTGCCGGAAAGTATTATGAATTATTCTCTCATGGAGCCGTATCAATATGAGATGAATCGAGCTATTTTGTTGCAAGAATTGTTTAATGATGTTAATCTACATTAAGATTTAAAAAGGAGAATTTATGCAAGAAACTATAGTGCGAATGCTAGGAATTATTTCAGTGGTTACTGTAGCATTAATTATGCTTATGCTACTTACTGCATGCGGTAGTAAGCCGAAAGTTAGTAACCAGGATGAACAAATTAAGCAGTTACAACGACAATTGCAGCAGCAAATAGTTTTGGGCCAGGAGCAGGCAGAGTTATTGCAGGAAATTTTAGCAGCGGATGCGGGGACGCAGGCACAGCTTGTTTATGTAACCCAAGCGCTAAATGTTGTTCAAGGAAACGTGAACTCATTGCTTCTTCAGGTAGCTGAATTGCAAGATTATAGTAACATTGTTGAAATGATAGACCCTTGTGGTGATAATATTAACAAGATTGATGAAGTCTTGTTGGCATTAAGCAGTGGCGAAATTTTGGCTAGCTTTTCAGACAATGCTAATGGCTTGAATACTAGATTTGGTTTGTTAAAAGCTGGTAATTATGTTACAACTGATGGGACAAATTGTCATTTTCAAGTGCTGTCTAATGGCAATGTGGTTTGGAACTAAGGAGTAAATATGAATGCAAAAGAAGCAAATAATTTGGCAAAACAAGGTGATTTTGGAAATCAATTACTTAGTGCTATTAGCGACATTAAAGAAGCTGCTAAAGAAGGTTCGTTTAGGGTGCTATTAAATTCTAATTCATATACAAGTGAGGCACTACGTTTAGAACTAATTAAATTAGGGTATTTTGTAAGATTTGGTTCAGATAATACTTTGATTGTAAGTTGGGCAGATGTTAAGGATTAAATTGTCGTTTTCGGCAATTGGGACGTTTAATGGTAGGCCGATTGTTTGTGTCTATATGTGACCAATTTTTCGTAGCGGTAGGTTGTTCTTGCCACAAATTAAGCTTTTCAAGTAAGTCTTGTTGAGGGTCTAAAGAAAGCCACGCATCAATAGCACCATCAGGGTCAGCAAAATCACAAGCTTTGCACACCATATGAGCGGATTTTTTAGCACCATTTGCGGCTGCATTTTGGGCCGGGCTTCTATACCCGCTAGAAACTTTAAAAGGCTTGCCACCAGCTTTTAGATACGCAGTCTCAAGGTCAAATAACGCTGCATGTAAGGCTTTAAGATTGGCCTTTTGGTCTGCAGGTAATTCATCATATTTTATACGCCCCATGAGGATAGCGTCTATTGTCAAGGCCATGGTATGGCTATTTGTTTGCAATTTTTGTAGCTTATGATATGCTGGTGATATGAGTAATATTAGGCAGATAAATGTAGCACGCGAATTAAAACGGCAGAAAAAACGTCGCGAATTTACGCGCAGGATTTTTTGGTGGTTAATTGCTTTTGCTATTGCATTTTTTGCTGCTAAACACGTTGCAAATACAAATCAAAATAGTTCAACAATTACAAGTAGTTAGGAGATGCCGTGCCAAATGATTTACTAAACACAGACCCAGAATATGGACTACCACACTATTTAGGAAAAAATGGTGTTTATGATGGCGGAGACTGTTGTGCAAATACATTTAGTGTAAATTATGCTAATGTAGTTACTTATGGAGAAGAATTGTTTCCAGCAGCATTTTTTCTGTTGACTACTGCAGATGGTTGGCCAGTTCGTAGCCCGGATTCTAGTAAGTGGTATGGGCGGCGTAAAAGATGCTCTCGGGACCAACTTACGCCATATTTATGCTATGCTGCTATTACAGATGATAAATATTTTTATAGTTTGCTAGGAGCTATGACAAAACATGCTTTCTGCCTTGCTAATAACTCCATACGAAATTTTGTATATGAAGATGAGCAAGAACACTTGCAAAAAAGCACACCAGACGTGAAGTGGCGCCCAAAATGGAAGCTTCCCGATTTACTCGGACCTGATATTTGGCAGATTTGGGCACGCGGATTAATACTTAGAAATAAGGCATGGAATATTTTACGGCCCATAGTTTGGCTTGGTGATTTACAAAATTTTTTGGCAGTGTTGCCATACGTTTTTAAGCCGAGAGTAGGCATAACCGATGAGAGAAATTTGGCATTAAAAGTTCATTTTGCAGCCAATTTTGCACCCACAATATTATCCAAATATACCTACAAATTGTACCAAAGCACAAAGCCGCAGGAAGCATTTACAAAATTTTGGACGCAGCCAGGAGAGCCCGCAGTTCACATTTTTATGAACAGGCTTTATAGCAAGGATTAGCAACGATTTTAAAAAGCCGAGTGATTACAGATGGTTAGACAATACCGGGCTTAAAATAGCACCAAAACAGAGAAAAAGGACCAAAAAATTGACGACCAAAATTTTAATATCAGACCTTGAGCAGGCTATAAAGTATCTTAAAACTCGTTCTACGGCCTATACAGTGCACGTAAAGTGCGAGGACGTGGAAATGACTATTAGCACGGTGGACGCAGCAGGGCAAGCATTGCAGATTCGCCTGTTTGATGCAGATAAAAGCCAATCTAAGGCTAAAGTAGTGGTAACTGAGACTTTAGATTCTTTATGCAAGAAGTAGGATAACTTGGGCAAAGTAGTGTTTCTTTCTGAGACAAAATTGCAAATAAGATTGCGTTGTTTGGCTTGCGGCCTTATCATGAGAAAGCAGGCTGTAAGCAGGTATCATTGGTGCAGGTGTGATAGATGTAGCAGTGAGTACGTTACGACTTGTTTGCAGTTGAAAGTAATTGATGGGCAGAGGGTATTAGCAGCTAATCCAAAAGGGAAACTTTCGATAGCGCGGTTTGAAAAAGCCTAATGATTGCAAGTAGTTAGCTATGGCCGGGCTTAAAAAAGGAGAAAAATATGTTAATATCAGCTTTATTCGTCGGTCTCTGCCTAGGATTTAGTGCCTACCACCTGTTTGTTGCTCGCTATATTTTGCAACAAGGTATGTCAATTGGTATGCAATACGCTGCTAAAGATTTGCTAGAATTTATGCATTCTTTAGAATCTAATGATAAAGCGTATTTAGAAGACTTGATGCAAAATTTTAGCTATAATCGCAAACTGCGTGAATCGTTGGCCAGAGTTAGGCAAAGTAAAGGCAAGGAGTAGGTATGCATTATGCTGTAACATGTTGGGTGACTTTTGCAGTAATTTGGCAAGGTAAACCTAATACTGCAAATTATGAGCTTAAGGGTTATGAAGTAAAAGAAATAAACTCTTCTTATAGCTTGGTAGATTTTACGGCAGCTATGAAGGCTACTGGTTTGCAGTATACCGGCAATACTGTGCGACCAATAAACATGACACTTTGTAAATACACAAATCCTGAAAATATAAAGTTTTTTAATTCTAGAGGCAAATAGACTACTAAATTTAGTAGACCTTGCTAGCAAACAGTAACTCATTTTAGCCATTTTTGGCAAATTGTACATTATAAGTTACTGTTTTGGCGGTGTTTTTGCCTATTTTCGGCAGGAAGTGGGCTTTTTTGTGCCGTTTTCTAGCAGTATTACTGCGTTGGCGGCAAATTTTGAGCACCAAATTCCTGCGTAAGTAATTACCTTAGCAAATTTTGTACATACTTCTTGCCTGATTCCGCACAAAGTAGCTCGGAAACTTTGTTTAAAGCTTGACAAGCAGGCTAACGTATGTATATAGTATGATATGGCTCTGCTAAGGAGAAGGCAGAGGTGTAACTAAGAATAAGACATAAAAAAAACTTATGGCTGGTATAAATCGCTAAGTATCAGTACCCTGGTAAACACCAGCAAAGTTCACTACTTACAAAGGCGCTAAAAAAAACATAAAAACTTTTCATATGTTTTTCCAGCCAAAAAATACTTGTACCCCCCTGTTTCGCATAGTTTTGCTTATACTTCCATAAGTTTTGCTTATAGTAGAGCTTGATTCTTTAAAATATTTAATATTTCACATTCCAATTTTGAATACCATAAATAGGGTAATACCAACCACAATTAGGGTAATATAGACCTTTTATTGCCCTATTTAGGCAAAAAGTTATAGCAACTGGGGAAAATAAAAAAAGAATTTGCTTGCCTATTTCCTGCCTCTAATATACTCTTAAAGCATATGAAAACTGGATTTCCTTTCTACTATGTAGGCGAATTGGCCGCATATTATGACGCTAGACGTGGCGGCAAGCTTATGCAATTAGCTGCAGCTGCTAAACGTTTATCTCAATATATGCCGGACGAATATGGGACCGACTTATCTGCCAGGATTGCACTGGAACAAGCAGCCTTAGTGCCGATAACCATGGCTCAAGTTTCTGAGTTAAAGCGCAAAACTTCTGGCGAGCTAGACTGGCAGCAAGTATATGAAGAAATGCAAAGTATGTTTCCTTTTTATAGCCATTTAAATGCAAACGGTGAGCGCCAAATTTATTTTGCAAATGCACTAAATGAATTAACACCAGTATCTTATAAAGATGATGACTCACTGATTAACAGCATTATGTATAACAAAGAAATTTGGACTAATATTAGCAAGTTTTACACAAACACAGAGCTACTAGCTGGACATCGTTCAAAAGTAGACCTACGTACATTTTTAATTCGTATTATTAAATGCCATTTGTTGCTCGATAGAGAACATTGTATATTTGAACAACCGAAGCGTTTTTCTTGGAAGCCCGAAGAATTGGCATTTAAAAAGTTTGACCCAAGCGTGCTAAAAGATGGCCCTACTCCTACCTGGGATGAATTTTTAAATCGACTTGATTATCCAGAAGTATTTAAGGCATGGGTTTGGTCCGTTTTTGACCCAGATAATAACATTAGACAAGTTATGTGGTTAACTGGCTCTGGAAATGATGGAAAATCTGCTATTCAAAAAGCATTACTAGAAATTTTTGGGCGAGATAACTCTGCGGCCTGCCAAAAAGGCGATGAATTTGCTAAATGGTTTGGTAAAAAAGTGTACGGTAAAGGATTTGTAACGTACGCTGACTGCGACAATATTCACCTACTAAACTCTCAGGCTATTAAGCAGTTGACCGGCGGCGATATTACCAGCATTGAAGCTAAAGGAGTTGACAGCTTTAGTGCAGAGATTTATGCAAAGCTGCTTATTAGCTCCAACATGCCACCAAGAATTAACCCAGAACTTGAGGCACATACTAGCCGACTAATTCGCCTAAAAGTGGCACCCATTGCTGCAGGGCAACCTAAAGATGAGCAATTTAAAACTAGATTGATTGCTGAAGGGTATGCGTTTTTGTGCAAATGCCGCGAAGCCTACGACAAGTATATTAATAATGGTCAAGATGCGCTCATATTGCCAGAAGAACTGACTAAGGGCATTATCGATGAGTGTGCTAATGAAACTTACTATTTACTGCTTGAATTTGTCGATAAATACATTGAGTTTGGAGAAAATTACTATTGCAAACCTTCTGCATTATCTCCAAAACTAAAAGAATTTTTAACCTTAGAAAATTATATAGCAGCAGATAAAGCACGTTATTTTATGAGCGATTTTGATGCTAAACTTGGACTTAAAGGCGTAAAGCTTTCTAGAGTTGAAGTTGGTAGAAACAAATTTACTGCCTATGTAGGCTTTAGATTTAAAGATTCAAAGGACTCTTTATGACACGAGATAAGTTTTTTAGCACGCTATTTGAACCTGGAGAACTTACTTGCTACGCGCATAATATTTATGAAACGGAATTATATGAATTTCCTATAGATGAAGATGTGTTTTTTAGCATTAATCCTATGCATACTAAGCGCCTTGATTCTAATGTTACGTGCTATAGAAACATTCTTTTAGAACTAGATAATATGCCACTTGAACAGCAAATAGCGTATATACAGCAAAAATTGCCTGTAACTTCTATAGTATACAGTGGCGGTAAAAGCTATCATTTTATTATATCACTAGCAGACCCTTGTAACACCAAAGAAGAATACGACAATTTAGTAGCGCGAATTCATGCTTACATTCCTGAAATTGATAAGGCAACTAAAAATCCTTCGCGTTTTTCCCGCATCCCCGGTGCTACACGCCCAGACACTCAAAAAACTCAAGAACTGATATTTTTAGGCACCAAAGTAACCAAATTTGAGCTATATAACGTGCTACCTGAAGTAAAACAATCTAAGCCCCAGAGTGTGCAACCTGAAGGCTTTTTTAGCTCGCTAATTGTAGACGCAATGTTTAAACCTGACTCTGTAATGCAGAAAGTCGGTTTAAGCGGTCGCAATCAATTTTTCTTTTGGCTAGGACAACGGCTGAAAGAAGGAAATGCAAACACAGAACAAAAGCTAAAAATCATTGAACAAACTTATAACAATTTAAAAAATAAAGCTGATTTTAAGTTGACAGAAGCAAAACAAGCTGCGAGGATTAAATAATGCCAAATAGAACAATATGCTCAATTATTGAAGAATGCCGAAGCTGCACAAAAACTGGAAATTATTCCTACTTGCCTGGCCTACTTGAAGAAATTCAAAGTGCCGCTAACCGCATGGAAGCAGCTCTTTGGGACCAAAAAGATTTAGAGCGCTTACGAGAAAAACGTAAAGAACTTGAGGCAGAAATTAAACAACTTAAAAAAGAAAAACAGGTATTAGCACCAGACGAAGATGAGCCTAAGATTGTAGGGCCTTTTGACACTTTCTAAGGGCATAAATATTTGTAGCAACGCAGCATACCATGCTGATAGAGAATATCTTAGTAGTTCTAAGCTAAAAACTATTCTTGAAAGCGTTGAAAAGTTTAAAACAGAATTAGACAATCCTTCCCCCGCTGCTACAGGTGCCCACCTAGATTTAGGCACATACGTCCATTCTTTATTGCTAGAACCTGAATTAGTAGCTACAGAATATGCAGTATTTCCTGGCTTTCGTCGTGCAGGAAAAGATTTTGAGATATTTAAAGCACAAAATTCTGGCAAAAATATTATTAGTTTATCTATGCAAAATACTGGGCAACGCTTAGCAGCAAGTACTAAGGCGTGCCCTGCGGCACTTGACTTGCTAAAAGGTGGACAAGCAGAGTTATCTATAGCAGATGAAGTATATGGGGTAAAGTGTAAGGCACGGTTTGATTATATTAATGTCGATAGAAGTTTTTTGCTTGATGTAAAGACCAGTAGAGACAGTGCAGGTAAAGAATACTTTAAAGATACAATTAAGCAATATAAATATGACCTTTCTGCTGCACTTTACTTGCAAATTGCTGAGCAATATTATGGTAAAAAATTTGATTTCTATTGGTTGGTCATTAGTAAAAGTGAGATAGAAACCAGAGTTTACAAAGCATCTGAGCGCACTTTGAAGCAAGGACATGACATGGTAAAGCAAGCTCTAGAAAAATATAGGTTGTGTGTTGAGACTGGTATTTGGCTTGATACTGTAGCAGAAAAGAAAGAAAAAGAAATACAAAACGAAATCGAGGAAATTTAATATGCTAATTAAATTATTTTTTAAAAATCTAATTGAAATATTTATTTTTTTAGTAATAGTTGGGATAATTGTTACACCAATAGTTGGATTAATTATTTTTTGTATGGAATCATTAGGTTGGCAGTATGCAATACTTGTTGGATTTTTTAGTTTTACAATATTAGGTACTTTTTATGATTATTTAACTAATGGAGTATAACATGAAATTACACACTTTTTACATGCACAAAGATGCCATGGACATTTGTTTATACACAAATAAGATTTCCGACTTGGGCAATAAATTACTGCTACATGTTGCATGGTATAATCTGGGGTATAATGGCTTTCCTTGGCTTATTCAAGAAGAATATATAACCTTAAAAAATACAGAAAATTGGGTTGACATATCTGATAAATTTATGCATACTAGACTTAAATCAGGATTACCACAATAGGAGATATATGAGCGGCAAAAAATTTGACCAAGAAAAACCAGATATGAGTTTACTAAGCCCATTTGCTTTAGAAGAAATTGCTAAAGTAATGACATATGGTAAACAAAAATATGGTGCCAATAATTGGCGGTCAGGTTTAGCGTTTTCTCGGCTTATTGCTGCTGTATTACGGCATGTAAATGCATACCAAAAAGGTGAAATGGTTGACCCTGAGACAGGCCTATCTCATCTTGCTCATGCAAGTTGCGGTCTTTTTATGATGTTAGAATTTGAAGCAACGTGTCCAGCATTAAATGACCTTTATCATTGCAATAAAAATGGTATTAGAGAAATGTATGAAGAACAATTAGAAGAAATGGAAAAAGGTATTAAAAATATTATGAATGAATTAAGTGTTCCAAAAATTGTTGTAGAATCTGAGCAACTAGAACTACCAATAGACCCTTGGCCAAATGTAGAATTTACAGAGCAAGACAGTATGCCTAAATGTCCAGTAGTTGACACTTATAAACAATATACACCAAAGATGCAGCCATGAAACGTTCAGAAATGGTAGATAAAGTGATAGAGTTTTTAAACCTTTGTTTTGAGGGCGAAGGTAATCAAGGCAGACAATATACAGCATCTGCACTTGTAAGTTTATTTGAAAAAGAAGGCATGTTGCCGCCATTCAGCCAAAAAGTTTATCAAAAAAATTGTAAAATTTTACAAGAGCCACATGGCAATAGTTGGGATGAGGAAGCATGAATGTTGTAAAAAATGAAATGACTTTTTTTGTAGATATCGACGAAACTTTAGTAAAATGGTCTCGCAATGAAAGGGGTGCTATGACTATAATTGACCCAAATGATGGTGTTCAAAATAGAGTAGTGCCTCACTGGCCGCACATTAAAATTCTAAAAAACAAAAAAACTCGAGGTGCTCATGTTGTTGTTTGGTCTGCTGGTGGTTATGCTTGGGCTGAAGCTGTGGTTACTGCCTTGGGTTTACAAAATTATGTCGACCAAATTATGACTAAACCTAGTTCTTATATGGACGATAAGATAGCAACAGAGTTCATGGGAGAAAGAATTTATTTGCCAATTGATAGCAATTATAGGTGATTTATGTGCACTGCGCGATTTGATATTAATACAGGCATAAAAGAATATACCGTTGAACAAATTAATTTACATATTAAATATGGATATAAATTTGAAAGTTGGGAAATATCTAATGCATTTTATGTATTATTTAACGGAACTTTAACCAACTGTAATGAAAAAATTTTAGCAAGTACTATGATAAATAAACTAGAAAATTTGCTAAGTACATTGGAATTTAATAGTATTGATTTTAAAAAAATGATTGATAAAGACGATGAACTGGCTTATATAGCAGCTCATACTTTCTTAAAAGCTTGTTTAAATACAGCTAAAAAACATCCAAGTACTTTTTTATATATTTATTGACAAACTATATAACTTATTATATGCTTAAACCACTGCAATAAAGCAGTCAAAAAGACATGGGCATAGCCCTAGGAGAAAATATGCAGCAAAATACAGAAACCAAATTTGAGAGCACCACTAAGTCACAAAGCACTGCTGGAAATGGCAAATTACTTATTGTGCGCGGCGGTCAAATTTTAAGCAAAAATGCCGCAGGTGAACAAATCAAGAGCCCGCTACTTACTGGCGAAGAAAATGCTTTAACTGGCATTTACGAAGGCTCTGTGCCAAATAAGTTTGATGAGACAAAATCAGACCAAAAAATTCGCATGGAAGATGGAACTCTAGTTATTTTGTCTGAAACTGCCAATTTAAAGCGTGGTTTTGCTAATGTAACGGAAGGCGAGTTGGTTCGCGTAGTGTACGGTGGCAAGCGTAAAATGACTAAAGGCGCTAATGCTGGAAAGTCTGTCCATGATTTTGACGTTCAAAGAGCCGTAAACGTAGAAGATTAATAGCCAACCTAGTGTACCAATATGAGCCATCTTTAGAAATAAAGGTGGCTTTTTTTATTTAATGTGGTAGGCTTAAAGCATGATTATAAAAAACCAGTTTCAATTACATGCTTTGTTGCAGTTTATTGATAATAATGATATTTTAGCCTACGATATTGAAACTACAGGATTGTCAACTCGCAAAGATAGCATTATTGGCTACGCAATTGCAAACGACAAGCAAGGTTTTTATGTGCCAGTTAAAGCCTGGAATAAAGCTACTGAAACGCTAGACAACTGTGGCATTTCCCTTGACTCCCATTTCTTGGTGCTACAAAAATTAGCAACTAAAAAACTTTTAGCCTTTAACGCGGCTTTCGATTTGCCGTTTACGAAAAACAATTTAGGCGTAGATTTACTGCCTAGCCTATATGCCGACGTTATGCTTATGAGTCATACCGCCGACGAAAACCGCAAAAGCTATGCATTAAAAGAAATTGCTGCCGATATGTATGGCAAGCAAGCAAAAGATGAACAAGCCGATATGCTTGCAAGTATTAAGGCTAATGGTGGTACGGCAAAAGAATATTTTAAAGCTGACTTAGAGCCTATGGCTATTTATGCCGTGAAAGATGCTGTGCTTACTGCAAAACTTTATTATGATTTACTGCCGTTACTTGAGCAAGATGGGCTAGTTGATTTCTTTTTTGAGCAAGAAGTTATGCCGTTATATCGTGAAGTAACCATACCCATGGAGCAGACTGGCATTGCACTTGACTTGCCTTATATGCGCAGCACGCTAGAAGAAATTACAGTAGATATTGAAAAACTTGAGGCACGTATCCAAGCTGCAATTGCGCCGCACTTGGGCATTTTTGAGCAGTGGTTTTTGAGGAAAGATTTTCCCTATACACGCAGTGGAGCGTTTCTGCAAATGGCTATTACGTACTATAAGGGAGATTTGCCTAAAACAACTAGTGGTGCATATAGTGTAGCAGCAAAAAACATAGAAAACATGGCACCTGGACTATTGCGTGAATTTTTACTTGGTAATGCTGAATTGCCCGAAAAAGATATTGTAGCAATTCAACGCCAATTGTGGGCAGCGGAAAATCGCAAGTACATGTTTAATCTAAACAGCAGGCATCACCTTAAGAAACTATTTTTTGATACGCTAGGTGAAAAAACTATTAACCGCACACCTACTGGCCAAAATCAAGCAGACGAAGAGTTTGTGTCTTCTATGACTGGCAAATATGAGTGGACTAAAGATTTATTAGTATACTATAAACTTGTTAAGCTAAAAGGCACATATATTGAGCGATTTTTAGAGGAGCAGGAAAACGGTCGATTCTACCCCCGATTCTTGCAGCATAGAACTGTGTCGGGCCGCATGTCTGGCGATTTCCAGCAGTTACCTAGGCCCGTAGAAGATGCAGATGAAAATGATTTAGTAGCACGCTATACAAATCGCATTAGAAATTTTTTTATTGCCGATGAAGGTTCGGTGCTAATTGACGCCGACTATGAGTCATTAGAGCCGCACATTTTTGCTCACGTTAGCAACGACGAATCAATTAAAAATATTTTCCGCAAAGGGCTGGATTTTTATTCAGAAATTGCTATTAAGACCGAATCTATTCAAGATATGTCTGCTGATAAAAAAGCACCGAATTATCTTGGCAAACTAGACAAGCCGCGCAGACAAACGGCTAAAGCCTACGCTCTAGGCATTGCATATGGTCTGACCGGATATAAGCTTCAATATGAGCTAAACATACCACTACCGCAGGCAGAAAAGCTTGTTAAAGGATATTTGGATGCGTTTCCAAGCCTGCATGCGGCCATGAAACAATCGCACATGCAGTGTTTAGAGCAGGGGTATGTAAAAACCCAGGCAGGTCGCATTCGTCGTTTCCCTCGTGCTATAGAAATTTACCAAAAATATGGCAAGGTAATTTTAGACGATTTAGAATTATGGAAAGCCTTGCACGACAGTCCAGGACTTTATGAGCGTGCTAAAGTTGAGCGTAGAGAGCTAAAGAACTATCTTAATAACGCATTTAACGTGCAGATTCAAGGGCTGGCTAGCAGTGTTGTGAATAAAGCATCTATCTTGCTTGCAAAAGCATTTAAGCATCAAAATATTCTAGCAATCATTGTAGCAAATGTGCACGATGAGCTACTTGTAAGTTGTAAGGCAGAATTTGCTACTCAAGCAGCCGAAATTATGCAACAAATCATGGAACATAATCCAGAAATTTCAATTCCTTTAAAAGCCGTGCCGAATATCGGCCAACGTTATGGAGAGATAAAATAATGGGCACAGAATATCGTGGATTTGAAAAATTACTTACAAATGGTATTCCAATTGAGCAAAAAGAAAGGTTATTAAATATGCAAGACACCATACACATACAGGGCTACAAAGCCAAAATTATTAGCCGAAATTATCAAAATGGCCAAGTAACTTTTGAGTTTGACCACGCAGTGCCGCCGGGCTATACTGTAGTAAATATTATGACCTTTGAGCAGCTAGAAAAAGTACGTGACCCAGATTTGATAGCAGGTTATTGGGGCGGGATGGATTTTGGTGGTGATATTAATAGTCCTTTACGCTGTACTTGTGGTAATGATTCTTTAGCAGCGGGAAACAAAGGAAAACATAGCACTTGGTGTGATAAATATAGCAAATGGAGTGACCAATGAATTTTAAATCATTATTTTTCCCCGCATTAGCTGCTATAGTTGCAGGCCTACTAGTGCACTACTTCCTGCCCAGAATCGAGACTAAAACCGTGACACAGACGCGAACAGTTGTACAAACAGACGTGCGTACAATAACTAAAATTGTAGAGCGTCCTGATGGCACTAAAGAAACTACTATAGATAGCACGGACCGTAGTACCAAAAATGCATCAAAATCAAAAGTAAGCACAAAATATAGCACCAAAAATTGGCATATATCAGCCGCATATTTAACAGATTTTACTGCAAAAGAAGTGCCAGTGTATCAAATTGAAGCGCAAATGAGAATTTTAGGCCCTTTTTACGCAGGTGCTTTACTTTCTTCCGAGCACAAAGTAGGATTAGTTATTGGATTAGAATTTTAATGCCTAATAAGACAGAAAGTAGGAGTAAAATATGAAATTAGATGCAAGTGAAATTGAAATAAATGGGGTAAAATATGTGCCAAAATCTTCACAAGATGCGCAAGTTATGGCAAAAAATACTGATGGTTTAAGTTATGTAATTATTCGGAGCCAATCAGCAGGCGTATTTGCGGGGTATCTAAGCAAAAGAACTGGCGACGAAGCAGTATTATTAGAAAGCCGACGAATTTTTTATTGGACTGGCGCAGCAACTTTGTCACAATTAGCTATTGATGGAACTTCTATTCCAACAAAATGTCAATTTCCAGAAGCAATTTCAAGCCATACAATATTGCAAGTTATTGAAGTAATTCCTGTAACAGAAAAAGCAAAAAAATCTATTGAGAGTGTAAAAGTATGGAAAGTATAGAAAATGGCGACGGCTCCGGCGACGGCTACGGCTCCGGCGACGGCTACGGCTACGGCTCCGGCTCCGGCTACGGCTCCGGCGACGGCTACGGCTCCGGCGACGGCTACGGCTACGGCTCCGGCTCCGGCTACGGCTCCGGCTCCGGCTCCGGCTACGGCTCCGGCTACGGCTCCGGCGACGGCTACGGCTACGGCTCCGGCTCCGGCTCCGGCTCCGGCTCCGGCTCCGGCTACGGCTCCGGCGACGGCTACGGCTACGGCTCCGGCTCCGGCTCCGGCTACGGCTCCGGCTCCGGCTCCGGCTCCGGCTACGGCTAAAATATTTGACAAATAGGCTACAACAAGATAGTATAAATTAAGTACAAAATTTGGAGTAACTGTGGCATATAAATTTATAAAAACAATTGACCCGAAAAATAAGCATAGTTTAGCAAACATTGTATTTGAATTGCCAGAAAATGACTATGATTTAACAAAATTGCTAGAAGAATTTCGATGCTTTTTAGCAGCTTGTAGTTTTTCTGTGCCTGGAACCATTGAATATATTGAGCAGGAGGAGGATTAAATGCCTATTGCAGCAAATTTATTAGCAATATTATACAAGAAAAAACGGAGCAAAAAATAGTATGGAAATTTTAGGAATAGGTTGTATTTTTATTGTTGGAATAGCGCTGTTTTTAATGTTAATGTGTATAATTGGAACATTGATTGATAATCATGAAAAAACAAAAACATTGTGGAACGATAGTTCAATTGTTTGGCAAAAACTTAATCAACTAGAACATAAAACTAATAAGCAAAAACGGAGCAAAAAATGATAGTACGAATATACTCTAAGCATGCCGTACTTGATGAAGCAACCACGAACTATACCGATGTTTATGGCAGCGAATATACTATAAGCAATAATGTATTGCAAATTTTAAGGCCTACTGATGAGCGCGGAACGTTGCATGTACCGTTAAATAATATAGGTGCTTTTTTGGTGCTAGATGAAACAAAATTTGGAGCAGAACATGGATGATAAAATAGTATTAATTATCGTTTGGAGCGGTTTAATTGGTTATTGTATTGGCAAAATAATTTTTTAATATGGTATATTATATGCCATATTATGCAGAAAATAGGAGCAAAGTATGAAGTTAAAAATTCAACGCATGTCAGGCCTACCTGCTGACCCAGAAGATGCTCGCAAATTTGATGAAGAATTTCGTGTAGGGTATGTAGCAGCGGAAACCAAAAATGCAAAATCAACAAACGAAAATGGCACTATAAATTTAATGTCAGTAGATATGCTTTCTATGCAAGCTGATGTACAAGTGCTTGAGGAAAGTTTGCGTGAAAAATACAAGATACAAGGTGAATGTGATTTTCCTGTAAATGCAGAAGCATGGCAGGCGCTTATTAAACAATATGGCTCGGCACTTATGCTTGCACCATCAAGAGCAAATCCAGAAGAGTTAATTTTGGTAGTTATGGATGTGCCACTTGATTAACGATATTGCAATATGGGCGTTATCATTAGCAGTAATTATATTGGCCATTAATTTAATATTACTAAAAAAACAATTAAACATAATATACAAAGATTTTCATGATAAAATTAAATATATAGAACAAAAAATTCAACAATTAGAATATGAATCAAGTTCTATGCGTTCAAGAGTCCAAAGAGATGCACAATATACAACAGATGTATACATTATGATAAAAAAGCAAAAACAAATTATTGCAGAACTATGCGATTTTGTGTATAAAGATAATTAGTAGCAAATTTGGCGGCCAGTAGCCAAAACAAAGCTGGACGATTATTGCACATCGTAGGTGCAACTGAGGACCGCCGTTCCAAGACACAGAAACGGTACGTGTAGCGGCGTGGAATAGCTGCCTAGCCTGACCACTTAAATGTGAGGGCTTTCAAGGCTGGAGACACGCACTTATACCAAAGATTTGCCTACGGGTACTGAATGCAATGGCAAAAGCCAGAGTCACGACTGGCCTACACGTTTTTTCTTGCAAGTATTTTCTGCCTGAAGCTGACAGGCTTAAAAAGATGAGATTATACTGGTGGTTCCGCAGTATAAAGGCGTCTTGGAGTTTTTTAAAGGATTTTATGAACATTAGACCTAAAAGAAAACGCGGCTATTATAGGGCATTAAAAAGACAAGAGCCTTGGGCTTTAAGAGAAAAAATGATGAAAGATTGTATGAATGCCTTAAACAAAACACTGTATACTGATGCAATAAGATACACTATGACAGGTATTTCTGAAACGATTCAATCCAAATAGTTACACAAATTTCGTATTTTTCTTCGCTGCTACATCGTTTTGCACTATTTAAGCTTATAAGGTACTTGTCATCAGCATTTAAATTGGGGCAACCATATGGAAAACTTTGCACATGATACTTAGGCAAAAATATCAAATCTGTCAAAATTTTTTCTACGTTTGTTATGTCAAACATTTTGCTACTAATTAGTCCCCTTTGGTTGCAAAATATCTGCCTTGGATATTTACATACTATCTGCATCCGATACACATGCTTTTCGGCATCAAAATTTGCACGCAAATCAGCTAAAGCCGTCTGAGCGTCTGGCTTAGATAACTCAAATAGCGCAGAAGATTCCCACTCACGATAGGCAGCGGTTTTGCGACTATGGTCTTTATAATACATTGCATTTACTGAGAAAGGTTTAAGGGCCAGTTTAAAATTTCGTCTCAAACGGCCCCCAGAAGTAGCGTTGCACTACTATTGCGCAACTATAAGTATATCTTATGGCATGGTTATTGCAAGACTTTTTTGCGTTTTTTGGTCTTTTTTCTTGCATTTTTCTTCCGTGCCACACTTTTAGGCATAGATTTAGCCTGAAAATCTGGGTATAAGGCTCGCTTTACCACTAAAAGTATATCATCGTCAACGTGATTGTCTGTGCTTTTAGAAACTTTTTCTAGGCCCAATATAAGTACGTCTTTTAGCAAACGTTCGGTCACTAGGCTTACTAGCAAATGTTGTAGCGCGGTCCGTAGCAGCGAAAACATAAAAATCATTTTTTGCCTTTTGCTAAGTTAGCTTCTTGCATACGCTTAAGTACTTCTGCAGCACTTTGCCGATTAGTGGCAGGTTTAATACCACGTGGCACAATTTCACTAGCACCTTGTATAATTTTAGCACCAGGAATATTAACTGCCATGGTTTTATCTATAGTTGGAGGGTTAATAAGTGGCACGATTTCTTTTCCACCTTTTAGCACTCTAGTAGCATCTGACTGCACTGGCACTCTAGCACCTGCCAATATAGTTCTTTCAATAGGTATATTTCTTGTAACAGTGTTATCTAGTCCCGCAAGTGCTTTATTTACATTTTGTGCACTAGCCTTGCCTACCGCATTTAAAGTGCTAATGTCTCCAGTTGCTAAAATACTTGATGCAATAGACTTAGCAATTGCTTGAGATTCAGGGTTTATTAGCGGCTTTAAATATTTTAATTTTGGACTTGGAAAAGCAATGTCTGCTGCATATCCTATGTCTTTAGCAAGTCCCTCATTTTGCATACTTTCTGGCAATTTTTTATTCAATCTTACGCCAATATCTGCAAAACTTTCTGCATTACCAGCACCTCCAGACAATATATCAGCAGCTTTTGTTGCATATTCTTGAGGCTTATTAAGCACCGTAAGTACTGGCATGGCTTTTTGCAATGATGGTGCTGCACGCTCGATTATAGGTGCTGCGTAAGTTGCAGCTTTTTTGCCTAATAATTCAAACATGCTTTTTTCTTGCTTAGATTCAGGCTTTTTAGCAGCGCTTTGTAGCACGTCAAGAGCTTTTTTTGTTAAATCAGCCACTATTTCCCCCAAATCCAGGCCAGCGAGCTAATAAATGCACCAACCGCTCCAAAAAATGCAAGCAATTTTGTAGCACCACGAACCTGCTCAACATGTTTAACAATGGGCACCAATTCATCTTCAATTTGATTCGTACGTGCTATGTGAAATTCTAATTCACTATTATATTTGCCAAGTCGCACATCAATGCTAGCCAATTTTTCGTCAATTTTATCTAGTTTATCTAATATTCTAGAGTCATCCATTGGCTTTCCTTTGTAATAAATCTTGCAATATTTGTACAGGAGATTTCATGCCGTAGTATTGGCCAGTTAACGCTCCAAGCACTTCACAACAAAAATATTTTTTAGTACTTTCTAGTTTGTTTTTGGCAGGTAGTGTAGCACCAAAATACGAAAGAAAAATTCGAAACGCAAGATAAAATACACCTAAATAGTCGTACTTTTTACCGACCATTTGTCTAAATTTATTAGCAATTATTTGGTATTCCGTGCTCTTAAGAGGAACTCTAGCAACTTCTGAATGCAATTTTGACCATTTTTCGTAACTAAGTACTGTAACTCCACTGTGTCCAGTAGATTCATGGACCCATCTTTTGTTTACTAAAAGTGCAACATGACTTGTTAATGGTTGATTTTTTGCCATATGCTTGGTCCCATGTGCTATTATTTTAGCGCCAATTTTTGAACTATAGCTAAATAAAGCATCAACAGTAACTATCATAATTTAGCCGCTAATATCCAAAGACTATCTAACTGCGCAGAAGTCCATCCTAGCATTGCGCCCATCTGAGAAACTAAATCTCTATTACGTTGAAAAGCTATAGAGTATTCCCATTCAATTCTAGCCAACGATTTAGTAGGTTCTGGCAAAGAATTTAAGGCATCCTCTATTTGTTGTAGATTTACTCCCATTAGTATTAAAGCTTGTCTAATTTGTCTAGGAGTTACATCTGGTAAACTTGACTGCTCTATAGTAGATTTTTCTTCTTGCACTATTTCTGCAGAAAATTGTTGAGCAAATAAAATTGCATCTTGTTCTTGCAAAAACTCAGTTTTAGTATTTTCATGTGTTACAGTATATACAATCATATTATCCTCTAGGAGCGGTAAATGTAATGTTTAAATCGCCCCAATCTACAAAAGCTTGCTGAGCACTAACTCCAGCAGTCTTTAGAATTTTCCAACCAAATCCAAACAATTGAGCACCAGTTGGAATATTAGTAGCATGAGAACCAACTAAAACTCCATCAATATAAAATTGAGCCAAAGTAGCATCTTCATTAACATATACTGCAAATATTTGAGGATTATTTACTAACACTGGACTAGATGTTGTAGTAGTTGTTTGCACATTTGCTGCACTGGTGACAATTTCCCAATTTACATTTACACCATTTCCTAAAAATCTAAAATAAACACCGTCAATATGTTGTTGTGTAGCACCGGTATTATCTAGGAATCCAAAAGTAAATTCAAAAGGGTCCGGTACAGTTCCAGCACTTGGCAGCCATAATCTACTGGAACAATTCATAATACTATATCCAGCAGCAAAAGAAGTTAAGCCAGTAGAAACTGTAGAACGTCCTGTTGTAGTGGTTCCGGTAGACATTTGCATTACGCCTAAAGCTTTTAACGTATTATTTATTCCAGTACTAACTATAGTAGAAGCTGCTCCTGCACCGCTATTTCCAACAGAAAATCCATAAGAACCAGAAGTTACCGCAGCACCTGTAAAATCATCTTTAAATGCAACAGATAAATCAGGATTATATGGAGGAAGTACTCCTGGAGTAATAGTAGTGATTCTGCCACGAGAATCTACAGTAACATTAGCGGAATTGTATGTGCCAGCAGTTACTCCTGTTGTAGATAAGCTAAGTGCAGGATTATTAGCGACACCATTCCCATCTGCCACTAAAATATCAGAATTTCCTGTAATACTTCTAGTAGCAACAGTGCCTGCACCTGTTCTTGAAATTAAACCAGTTGTTCCAAGCCCAGCCAAAGCTGTTAAATCAGAATCTAATGGCTGCTTAACATCTAATTGTGCTTGTATGTTTGAAGATACTCCAGATAATCTACTAAGTTCAGTAGTAGTAATAGCACTAGTGGCAATTTTTCCAAAACCGTTTGAAATAACGGCAACATCTGTTGGTAAATTTGCACTGACAATAGTTGTAGCTGCACCAGTTATTGTTGCTTGCTTTTCGCTATCAAGTTCGTTAATAGCACCTTGAACATCTGTAGCAGAAATATTTCCGGCAGGGGTATTAGACACAATTCCTGCAGAATAATCTCCAGCTTGAGACACCACTATGCCGGTACGACCGTTGAAGCTATCTACACCGGCTCCACCACCGCCGCCAGACGTTACTGGAAGCTTAATATATTGGCTTGCCACGACTAAACTCCCTTAACGTAACTGCGAGCAACAGTTAAAGTGCCTGAACCGCTAGTTTGTGTCCATACTACTCGTACCCAATTGTGTCCGGCATTTTGCACATCCCACATTACGTTACCTGCTGCTGAGACTGTAAAAGCACTGTCAGCAATATCTGTCCAATTCATTAATCCAGCATCTTGAGCAGATTGAGTAGGAGCATTAATATCTCCACGGTCGTTACTAGCTTGAAGTTTAAAATTTCCACCTGGAGTTCCAGTAAATACAAGTTGAATACTATAATTTACTATATGACCTAGCCAAATAGGATTTAAGGTTTGATTTGTAGATAAATCCAAAGGTCCTGAATCATCTAGCAAGTTTTCATTATTTACACGCATATTTTTCTCCTTCTTTCCATCTTTCTTTTCGTGCTACAAATTATTGCAAAAAATTACCAACTAATACGAACATATCCTGGGCCACCGGCTCCACTTGTAAAACCAGTTCTATTACCGCCTCCGGCATTAGCACCAGTACCTCCGCCTCCACCACCACCAGAACCTCGCGAACCTTCTTGCCCACAATTTACAGAAGTTGGTGTGGAAATAGTAGTATATCCACCAGCTACTCCAACGCCTCCGGCTCCACCGATATTAATACTAGCACCACCACCGCCGCCATTGCCGCCGCGAAATCCAGTGGTTCCTAGGCCTCCATTGCTTGCTATAGAAGTTTGTCCTGTACCGCTTAATGAAGTTGGTCCACCACCAATATTACTTCCAGAGCCAGCACTTCCATTTCCACCACGTGAAGCAATAGGTGCTGCAATATCTTGATTATTACCAGCTATGCCCACGCCTCCAGCACCGCCACCATTTAAACCCGTAAAACATACTCCACCAGCCCCGCCGTCAGCACCTGGAAATCTATAGGTTCCAGATAGACAAGAAATTTCTGTTTGGCCACCGCCACCACCTGAAGGAGCAGTAGCTCCACTTACAAATTGTCCTAAAGCACGAGAACCGCCATCACCAAGAGTTACAGAAATAGTTTCACCAGGAGTTACAGAAATATTTGTGCTTATTACTGTGGCACCACAACCTCCAGCACCACCGCCTCCACCATGAACTGCAGCGCCAGTAGTCGGAACACCACCACCACCGCCGCCACCACCTCCGCCACCACAGCCAGTAACGGCAATAGTGGTAATATCTGCAGGCACTACAAAAGTTTTAGCTTCTGGAGTTGCTGACCAATCTTGACCAGAAAAACTTGTGAGCACTATATTTTGAAACCAAGTAGTATTTTTATTAACTGTTCCTTCATTTACAATAGCTGCAAAATTATTTAAATCACCAAAAGTAGTAGTGCCTGTAGCACGGACCGGAGGACCAGAAACTCCAACCAAATATACTCCATTTTCACTATCTACTGCTTGGTCTTTTAATAAAACTAAATCACCAACTACTAAAGTTACACTATCAATTGCATTTGAACCATTCGCAAATACATTTGTTAATGGAATATTTACACCAATTGATGCTACACTTACTTGATAATAGCTTTTAAAGTAAAACTCTTGGGTGCGATTATTGCCAGAAAGTTGTACCCATTGAGAGCCGTCATATATCCACAAACCTTCGGCCCTGCTAGTACCATCTGCGTAAAATACTTTACCAGTAGCAGGAGTTGGGTCTGAAGCTTGTGGCAAAAACGTTAAGTCATTTACAGTACTTAAAGCCCCAGAAGTTTGAACTTGTTGCCAAGCACCGCCCTGATAAACCCAAGGACCTGCTATTCTAGGTGTACCATCGGAGAAGAAAAAGTCTCCTTCAGCAGGATTAACTGGGTCTACACTTTGCGGAGTATACCTAATACGCTTTGCACTGGGACTTTGACCTGAAAATGACATATTTTAATCCTTAAACTGAAGTTATAACTTCCCAAGTAGTGCCGTTGTAAACTTTTAACTTGCTAATAGACGTATCATAAAATACCATACCAGCAAATGGTGTGCTAGGGTCAGAAGCATTAGCTGGCATTTGTAATCCAGCATCTGTCTGTCCTGCAAAAGTTAAATTTCCAACGCCATCGGTCATAATTGGAGCACCTAAAGAACCATCGGCGCTTGGTAGTGTCCAAGTTGTACTAGCACCTAGTCCAGTAGGAGCAGTAAGTCCAGAATATTGGCCTCCATTGGAATATATTTTTAATAAGGCCGGAGTAGTATCTGGACCTTGTCTAAATTCAAATTCTCCAACATTTGAATAAAAATTCATAGTTGATAAACTTTGAACTAATAATAGATTTCCTTGGACTCTTGTAATTGCAGGAGAAAAATTTCCTAATATTACATCATCAGACGAATCAATTTTTGCAATTCCAATATTTGCATTATCTGCAGCATTTCTTCCAAGTAAAAATTGGTCATTAGGTAATGTAGCAACTGCAGGAGCCGACCAAGAACCAGAACCACTATTATCTATAGAAGTCCATACATGACCTACAATACCTTCTGTACCATCTTGTAGTTTTATATTACCAGCACTGCCAGAACCGCTTGCTTGTCCTACTTTAACTATTGTATCACCAGAAATACCATCCACTACGCTTCCAGAACCAATAGTTACTGCACCACTTGGACCAGAACCTGCAGAAATATCACCAGAAGTAAGAGATGCAAGTCCAGAACCAGCAGCTTGGTCATTATTACTAGATTTTAAAGTTAAATTTCCGGTAGCAGCGCCACTGCCTGCTCCACCAGTTCTAATAAGTAAATCTTGACTTGCTCCAGCACCATTATCTTCAGTAACAACAGATGCAGGACTAGCAGTATCAAATACAATTCTAGGAGTAGTTGAAGTAATTCTGATTAAATTTCCAGCGAGAGTTAAAGAGCTACTTCCTGCATTTACATTTGCAGAGTATAATTCAGAAAATCTAAATGAACTAGTTCCTAAACTATATGTATAATCAGTATCTGGAACAATATTAGCATCAACTGGAGTAGCCCAAGTAATGCCTCCTCCGCCTGCAGGTTGCCAACTTAAAATTCCATCGCCAGCAACATCTGTTAATACATCTCCAGCAGCGCCATAGGCATCTGGTAACGTAAATACAACAGTTCCAGCCATAGAATCTGGAGCTTTCAGTGCCACAGAATTTGCAGTATTTCCATCATATAAAGAAACTTGAGCACCAATTGTGTTGGAAGTATCTCCATACACATCTACAAGTCCATTTAAAGGAGTTAATCCTATACCATTTAATCCAACAATATCTACATAATCTCCGCCAATATTTGTATTAATAGTGCTATCACCAATCTGAACAGAATCATCACTACCGGCCCGAATTAAATCTATACTAGCATTATCAGCTAAATTTCTACCTAAAAGTGCAACACCATTTTTTAAAACAAGTGTTTTTGTAGCAGCCATATTTAGGTCTTGATTTACGTTTGTAGTAATCAAGTTGCTCATAGCAGTATTAGCCCCAGAACTAGAGCCATTTGCTGCAGCAGTAAGTCTACCTTGTGCATCTACTGTAATATTAGCAGATGTATAACTGCCAGGTGTTACTGCAGTATTTGCTAGGGATAACGTGCCTGTAGTAGTAATTGGACCGCCAGTTAATCCTGTACCAGAACCTACAGAAGTAACTGTTCCAGAACTGCCACTAGACACTGGAGGAAAAGTAAAAGTTGCCATATTAAGCTCCTACTGTCTTGCTAGTAAGTCTAGCAACTATTGTACCTGTACCGCTTGTATAACCATATTGTAAGCGTATTGAGGACATTGGAAGTAATTCAAATATTAAAATATGACTGCCAGAATTTCCTGTAATATTTATGGGAGCACCAAAATCTACAACATACCAATCATCGTTATCGCCATTTTGAGCTTCTACAATTACTTCACCTACAGGACTAGAGCCTGACCAAGTAATGTGAATACTAGCGTTATCTTGGTTAATTACTGAAGTAGTATTGCTTACAATTGGAGCAGACATATCTCCATTGTTTTCAAACATGTTATAGGATTTTAGTACGTTTTTTCTTCCCACGAATATCTCCTTTTGGGCTAAGGCTTTTGGCCTCGATAGGGTCTCTATTGCTATATGTTAGGACCTGTTGGCCACTTTTTGGGTTTCTGTCTGCATACGAGCAGCACTGTTTAAATTTTGAAGTCCAGTTTGAGAGCCCATGCGAAATGCACCTTGCTGGGCTTCTACCTGCATAGGGTCATTTTGAGGCATAAAATTAGCCTGTAAACCTGCAATATTTGTAGGTTCTAGCGATAAATCAGTAGGTACGTCTAGCAAAATCCCTAGCTGCACTTTCTTATTGTATGGAATTTTCTCATCTTCGGTCGTCACTTTATCAATAATTTCTTGTCTTAGCTGCTCATACATTGCAGGATATACTGCCTTAAGAGCTTCCACATGTTCTCGCGTCAAAGTGCCTCGTTCCATATCATCAAATACGCTTAAAGGATGTTCTACGGCCTGCATGTAGCGTTCAAATTTAGCAATTTCCATGCTTGATGGCTGATATTCTCGAGCAAAAACATTTGGCTGGCTTGGGTCTTTTGGCAACTTGTTTTCCAAAAATTTTGTAGCATTAATTAGCACAGTATGGGTTTGATTGGAAATTTCAGGAGCTGCCTGTGCTATGCGTGCCGTAGATTTAGCTAAATGGTCAACCATTAGTTGCTCATCATTAGCAAGTGCTTCTAAGTTTTTGGCAGTGTTTGTAAATGCCTCCTGCTTGCTCTTGGGCGCTTCTCTAGTCTCATAATTTACGGCATAACCAGAATTTATTAAAGTGCGCAAACTAAGTTGCTTAGTAGGCTTTTTTGCCTTGGACACAAAATTATTTACAGAAGACTTTAGAGCATTGTTAAAAGATGTAGTTTGTGCTTGTATATCAGCTAATACTGCCGCTGCACGCCTAGCATCTGATTTTAGCAATTGTTTTAAACCAATGGCCGCTGCACCAAGTGGAGTGCTACCGGCCATGGCACCAATAGCAGTGCCTTTCACAACATCAGATAAACTTACAGCGCTGCTTTGGTTAATTTTTTTAGGCAAATATTTTTCAACAGTAGATGCCATGCTATAGGTTTTGTTGGCAGATTTTAAATCTGCAGCCATTTTTGCTACAGCTTCATCAGCACTATTGGATGCAATTTTATTAGCAGTATCATCTACAATACCACGCAATTCAGAGCGCAAAGTATTTGCAACATTTGCTTTAAAACTTTCAGCAGCTCCTCCACCTTTAAATTTTATACCTGCATATGTTTTTCTTAGATTATCTAATTCTAGCAATCCAACAGGCCCAGCATCTGCATGGCCAACAAGCTTATTCAAATCTTTCTGAAACGCTTTTAACACATCTAATTCGGCTTTAGCGGAGCCTGGTGCTGCTTCAAATTTTGCTGCAAAATCATCTAGCCTACTTTGCAATTTAGTGGCAACTTCTACCCTTGAAGGCAATGTTTCTGGCAACACTTGGCCTGTAGATTCTAATGTTTCAATAATATTGCCAATTTGTTTACCAGCCTGCTCTTTTACTAAAGTATTTTTAGCAAGCCTATCTTCTGCAGTTTGCAGCACGCCTAAGTCAAGTTTATTTACTAAATAATCAGGCAAATCTTGTTGAAAAGTTGGATGATATTTTGCTTCTTTTAGCGCCTTAGCAGGAGTAAGGCCAATAAGCTCGCTTGCTGCTAGCTCAGGGTCTACAATATTTTTTGCACCAGATGCCAGCTTATTAGTCAGTGGAGCAATGCCTTTTTTAGCTAGTGGCACTGTAGCTTTAGCACCACCATATGCACCGCCCATTAGGCCACCTAATAAGGCACCAGCTCCGGCACCCGCTACTAAATTTTCTGCATTTAAATCTGCACGGCCTAAAGCACTTTCACTAATCACATTTCCTACACCGTAAATAGCACCTTCAGTGCCTATGGCAGTAGCTTTTTTGACTATTTCTTTAGCAGCTTGGGAACGAATTTTGCCGCTTACTAATTTTTCTAAACTTTGAGCAGTTAAAGCACCGGCTGCTTCTGTAGCACGTAATGGTGCAGAAACTCCTTTAGCAAGCGCAGAAGTGCCACCTGATACTAATGCCGGACCAATAACCCCTAAAGCTGTTCCTGCCCCCGCTGCTATAGAAGACCGCTCTCTAGTTTCTCTAAGTCTCTCAGGAGATACGCCAAAAGTATTAACAAGTGCTTGGTCCGATAATCCTAATGTTGCAGCAGACAATGCAGAGCCTGCAGCAGCCTCTAGCGCAGAATCTCCATACTTAACATCTTTAGCAATCTCTGCGTCTAAAATATTCTCGTCTAATAGCTCAACAGTATCGCCAGACTCTATGGCGCTAGCATCAGAAACAATATCATCAAATATATTTGTAGAGTCATCAGCCATATTATTTACCTTGCGTTAAGTTATAAAGACGTTCAATTTCTTCTACTGATTTTCCAGTTTCCTGTGCTTTTTTCTGAAAATATACTTCCTTAGAAAGCAAACGACCATCATTAGTTTTGATAAAAGTTTCAGGCCACACTTGAGCTTTAATATTTGAATTATCCGCTACTCGCTGTAATTCTGCACGCAAATCGTGAATAATAAAATTCATTTTAGCAGCTTGCACTGGAGGTAAATTGAATATTCCAAATTCCCCAATGGCTTTATCTAAAGCTTTTCGTTCAGTGTCACTAAGCGCACCTGGACCAGTATATGGCAAGCGAAGCGCACCAACAATAGCAGTGCGCATAGTTTCACCAGCGGCGCGGTCTTTTAATGCTGCCATGACTCCTTTTTCTCCTAAAGTGCGCAACAACCCTTTTTCAACCAAAGCCTTATATGGCTCTAATTTATTCATAGCAGCAGTTATAGACGCTTGTGATTCTTGAAACTTTTGAGCAGCGCTAGGATTAATAGCCTTATATGTTTTTCCACGAACTTGTACTAGACTTTTTTGCTCAGTTTCATTCATATTTTGAGCAAGCTGGGGGTCAATAGCTTCGCCACGATATGCAGCCGCTAAAGCAGACTTTCCAGCATTTTTTTCAAATATTTCTTGTGCCTTTAAAGCTTGAGCACTTTCAATTTTAGCTCGCTCGACAGCCATTTCTTCTTGCTTTGCTTGAATCATTTGTTGTTGATATTGGTCTTGTGAACGTGCCTTTAGATTATCAAGTTTAGCATTAGAAATGTCTATTAGTTGCTTTTTTAGTGCTAGTTTGCCATCAGCCGTTAATTTATCTTTTTCTGCCTGTAAAGCTACTTGCCTATCAATAAAATCCATAACTGGATTAGATTTAGCACCAGTAAGCCCCTGAGACACAGCGCCGATAAATAGCGCAATAGATGCGCCTAATTTATTCTCAAAAGAATTACCTTGTAATACTTCTGGTAGGCTTTGAAAACGAACTGAATTATCTTGCTTACCAATTTCAGCTTGAATTTGTCTTTCTCTTTCTGCCAACTCATCTTGTTGTTTTATCAATGCAGCTTGAATTTCTGATTGAGCCATTTTAGTGGCTTCATGTTCTGCAACTGCATTTTGTACTGGTTTTATAATTTCTTCCGCTGCTACAGCTCTTTGCTCTTGAGTAGGTTGAATACTTGCTACAGGTTGTTCTACAACCGCCTCAACAGGCTGTGCTATTGCCTGCGCATTAACAACAGGCTGTTGGTCTACAACAGTTTCAGTAGGTATGCCATATTCTTCTTGAGCAAATTTTCTAATGTCTAAAGGATTAGGAATATTTTGTGCAGTTCTAGCGGCACCAATCATTTCAGAAGTAGGTTGATATGGCACGTATGCCGGAGCAACTTGTGTAGCGGCTAGAGATTCAGGAGGATTTGGTTGTAAGCTTTCAGGCACTGTTTGCTCGACAATTGGCAATGCAACTTGGTCTTCTGCGGCCAATTCATTTGCAGTTTGTTGGTCAATTTCTCCAGACTGTAGTGCATTATTAATGTTTAAAATACGCTGTGCAGTTTCTTGGTCAGTTGCCATATTACACCTTTTTTCTAGCTTGCTTAGAAATTACTTCTTGCATGTCTAATTTTTTAGCAGATTTTTTTATAGCCTCTTGTTCTAAAATTTGAGCAACAAATCTTTTTGCTTTTTCGGGACTAGTTGCTACACTACGTGGAATAACTATCTCGCCTGGAGATAGCATGTGAGGTACTTTATCATTGGCAACAGAATCTCCAGATTTTTCTGCTGTACCTTGTACTATTCCACCTTGGGCTTTAAATTTTAATTCTGGTCCAGTAGACCCAACTTGTGTGCCAGTTGTTGTTGGTTTTGAACCATAATATGAGCTTGCCAATTGTCCAGCAGCAGACAATAATGAACCTTCCATTTGTCTTTGATTTTGCACATTTCTAGAAGCAATATCTGCATTTAAAGCATCAGCTTGAGCTTGTAACTGTGCCTGTTGAATTCTAGCACCAGTTTTAAATCCATAGCCGCTTTGTAAATTTTGGTTTATGCTTTGTCCTAAAACATTGCTTTGATTTAGCACAGCATTTTGTGCAGCTTGTTGTTCAGCAAGTCTAGCAGTTGCAGCGTCTTGTGCTAAGTTACGTCCAGCTTCTCCTTGTTGCTGCAATAATTGGCGCTGAGTAGTGCCAACATTTCTGCCACGCATTGCAGATGCTGCTGCAAGCTGTTGTGATAAATTTCTATTAGTAGCGCTTCTAAGTTGTGCTTCTGCCAAACTAGGGCCACGTCCCATAGCACGCTCAGATAATGCTTTAGCTACATCGGCAGCTTGCAAATTACCCTGCTGGGCAGTCATCAAATCTCGTTGTTGAGTAGCAAGATTTGCGTAAGTATCGCCTTGCTTAATTACTCCGCCTAGATTTGGAGCACTAATTTTCTTTTCCTTAAGTGGGTCTACTGCATTTCCAATTGCTCCTCCAATTGCACCGCCTGCGGCCGCACCGGCTGGTCCCCCAAAAAAACCTCCTACGGCTGTACCAACTGCTGGTAATATTGACCTCGCTACACCACCCATAAACTATACCTCTTTTTGGCTTAAATCTTTAGTTAAATAAATCATATCTTTATCACAACTTTCTAATTGAAATCCGCCTGCCAAAATTGCTTTTAGGCTTATGGTAGAACCGTTTGCGGGCGGAGAGCAACTTGTAACCAGTTTTAATTTCCCCGCTGCTATAGCAACTTGCTCAATATGCTTTAACATGCTCCAAGCTTGCCCAGTCATTCTTTTTTCAGGCACCACATACATATCTTGCAAGTAAATACTTTCTGGAAAAATTTTCAATACTACAAATCCGTGAGGAAACTCTACTAACTCAGCATTTTCTCGCTCTTTTAAGTAATCTTTATACATGGTTAGCTCCAATATGCAATAAATATGCCATATTATTCTAACCCATATTTAGCAGCATTGTCAATTTTAAACAAGCCTGTTTTGCCACCGACTAATAGCGTCATGGCACTTAGCGACAATCCTTCACCTGCTGCAGATTGTTCATCCTCAACAAGTATGCGTAAGGCTTGGCATTTTTGAAATTTAAAGTCGAATCGGGCTTGATATGGCTTTCCAGCGCCGCCGTAAGGCACGGTTGCAGGTAGTCCATAGGGGCTATAGCCACCATAAGGCGTTGCATCAATTATGCGGTCAGTTGGCACTATAGACTTAGTTTGAGCATAAGCTTCAATGTAATTAAATGCTGCAGAAATTTTTAAAGTATGAGCAGACTTATAATCACCAAGTATCATAAGCTGATATACTCGCTGCGCTCCTTGAAGAGCAGACATATTTAGCCAGCCTGTTTCTAACTGCAACTTAATTGGAGAACCATTGTCACCATAGGACGTAGGATTTTCTTTGAATAATTCCCTAGACGTTCGTAAATAATAATACTGATTATCTACAACTTCAGCGTCCATAGCACGATGATTATCAAAAGTAGCCCATAATTTAAGAAAATAATTATATACTAAACAATCGCCATCAGAAGTTGTAAATCTAATTTGATTAAAATCAGAAATTACTTTAGCACTGGTAATTGTCAGTCCATTGTAAGCTTCTACAGGTGCTCCAATATATTCTAGGCTTAAATCTCTGCCTAGCAAGTAAATGCCCTTAGTAGACTTAAAAAATATTCCAATATTTGTAAATACAACAGACTTAGGGTCTGTACAACCAACATCACTACTGACAAGTTCAGGGTCAGTAAATAAATTTTGAGCACCAGTATTTGTTGGCCCCGCACCGCTAAAAAATTGAATACCTTTTTCTTGGAATATAATAATTTTATCGTCCATGGCAGATAGGGCTGTAATTAGACCGGGCTCTGGGTCAATATTTACTACTAAATCATCATTAAATTCTACAGGAAAGCCTTCCAGCCTAATTTTACTATATTGCACCAAAGACGCTTCTTTATTTGCAACAATTAAACGTCCAGACGTTGTGTGTACAGTCATAACTGTTGTAGCTGGTGCTGCAGTGTTGTCTAGCACACCGCCATTTGTATATAAAGGCTGTCTTGAAATAAGCTCTGTATCAGATATAGTGTCTGTAACTGTGATGTAATCTACAGATTTATTATTAAAATTTGGAGCATTTATATTTGTAACAATATAATAAATATTGCCGTTATCTTCTGTGCGATAAAGTTCAATGATTACATTTTCCTTAGAAGTAAGCCTTAAAGTTGGCACGTCCACTTTATAAGAAGTTACAAACGCGCCATTTTCTAAACTAGTGGCTAAACCATCGCCTTCGCCACCGTCTGCTAAATTTTGAGCGCCGCCACCTGTAGCACGTAAATCAGGACTTAAAGTACTTGCATCTGTTACAGTAACACTTTTGCCAGTAACTGCTCCATATGTTAATAATTGAGCAAGCTCTGCAGTAGTTAAATTTACAGGTATTGCACCATTATTTACACCATTATTTGGAGTAATAGTTAAGGTAATGTTTGTAGCAGTGCCAGTATATACAGCTAAAATTGTATTAGTTGGATTTGCTGCTGCAGCAGCGACCTGTAAAGTAAACTTTACGCCATTTTTTGTAGTACCAGGAGTACGACTGTAAACCACTACAGGCACAGTAGTTGCCAATGAACCACTTGGTGCAACACCTGAACCGGATGCTAATGTAGCAGAAAAAGACCCAGCAACTATATTGCTCGCAGAACCGCCAGTAGCAGTCCAATCTCTAAGCAAAAAGTTTGTATCAGTTAATGTAATTGATTTGCCAATAACTGTGCCAGAATTTATTAATTCAGCCAATTCTGCAGTAGTTAAAGTCACTGGCACAGCACTATTATTTGTACCATCATTTGGCGTAATGGTAAGTACTGCCGCAGATAGTGTTCCAGACATAGCAGCTAAAATTGTATTAGTAGGATTAGCAGCCGGTGCATTTATTGTAACAGTAAGCGAGTATCCGTTTGCATATGCTCCTGCATAAGAGTAGCCAACAGAAATACTTGAATCAGTGGCTAATGTACCAGTTGGTAAAGACGAACTGGCAAATGCAACTGTTAAGTCAGTAGTTGTAGCACTTCTATGCTCCTGGCCAACATTATCAGTCCAGCGATAAAGCGCCTTGTAGCCATAATTCCCCGGTGCTAAAGACCCTTGCACAGAAGTGTCCTGTGTAATAGTTTTTAAAGTCTCAGGAAATACATTAAATCCATGCTCAACAACGCTATCACCGTCATACATTTGTAGCAATCCGCCACTTATATGCAGATTTTGTGCAAAGAAAGCCGTCTCATAGGGAGATTCAAAATCAAAATCTAATGTAGTAGCAGTGACACCTAGCAGTCCATAGAATGTACCATTTTCGCTAATAAGCTTATTTTTATATTGCGAAGTAATTATAACTTTATTTTCATCATAAGTCATAGTTTGAGGCAACACACCAGTAGTTGTATGCACACCACCAACACCCTGCGACCATTTTGCCACCACAGTTGCATCAGAATCTGCCACAAAATACGTTGATTGCAAAGTGCTTACAAATATTAGCGGCACGTAGACAGTCTCATTATGTGCAAATATTTTAGAGCTAAGGCCGACAGAGCGCATAAATACGCCATTATTAGTAGCGCTTCCTGCTACAGTAATTGTAGAATTTTTTATATAATAATTAGTAGTTTCTGCAGCCGATACTTGATAATATAGTGAATAAACACCAGAAGCCGTTTGAATGCTACTTAATGCAGTCACACCTGCAACCGACTCAACTAAAGTATTGCCTAAAATAGCGCCAGTTAAATTAAGAGGAAAAATACAATAAGAAACATTTGAGCCATTAGAGTAGCTAATAACCGTACGAAATGAGCTATCAATATAGGCATCTAAAGCATGAGAAGCGCTGGCACCAGTTACACCAACAATGCTGGAAGCTACACCAGCAGAGTCTATGCCAAAAACTTGTAGATTAGCCCCAACTTGAGTGCTATTATAAGCAATAATAATTTTACCTGGACCGCTGATTATATCCAATTTTGGTGCCGCAGTGTTTACGTTACTTGCAAGTAAAGTGGCAGAACTAAGCGCAGTAGGGGTTAAAATATTAAAACGTTTATAGTACAAATTAGCACCAGAAACATAAACAATATATACAAAATTTTGTATAGAAGCTACTTGAGCAATTTCTGCACCAGTTGCTACAACATCATCACTTACTAGTAAACTTTTAGTGGCAATATCTTGCACAGAATATCTAATATCATTTGAAATAGTATTATGATAAGTATGTACGTTTAAATTTTCAACAGTTAATAGGTCTAAGTTATCGTGGTTGTACGAGTTATTTAGCACTGGAGTTGTAAAAGGATATACATTGTATATATCGCCTTTTTGTTCAAATTTCTGTAAACTATCTGAAAATGAAAATAAACTACTTGGATTAAAAACTATAAGCTCATTATTATACTTTGAAAGTGCTTTAGCATCTTCTAATCGCTCACCAGTAGTTAAATATAAAAGTAGTGAGTCATAGCCGTTGCGCTTTCGGGCACTTAGCACAGTCTCAAATACAACGTTAACAGCGCGACGAAGTTTGCCCTCAATCTGTTGCTTAACATCTACTTTAGTATCAATACCTTGGCCAAAAGATATTGGTATAATTTGTTTATTTAAAGCCAAGTTTTCCTCGTTAAATTATGCTCCACCCATCGGCCCCATTGGAAGTGTACATACGTGCCACTCCATCAGAGTTTAAGGTGTCATTTGCATTTCCATCAATTTCATCGGAGCCATCTGGATTTACAGTAGCAGGAAAAGATTCACTAGAATTTGTTGCATCTTTTATAATATAAAATCGGCCAGGAATTACTGCAGAAGCTGGAGGCAATGTAATAATTCTAGACACAGAGCAGTCTAAATTAATAATCACATAGGGGTCTGCAGGATTAATTGTTAAATTTGATGCAACATTATTAAACTGAAAATTATCAGAACTAGTTGGCACGGTAATAATACTAGAGCCGTCTGTAATTTGAACAGCGATTCCTGAACCAGTTGTGTAATATAAATTGCCATCTACCGTATAAATACTTGATGCATTTGAAGCACCGACTAATGTGCTGGACTGAGTTTGAAATTTAGTGCTTTTTAAATTAAAGGCACTATTAAACTGAAAATCAAGGTCAGAACTTAAATTCAAACCACTAGGAGTAATTGCAACACCTTTGCCGGAAGAATGGTCGTGTGCATCAATAGTCTGAAAAGCAGCATTTACTTCATTTGCCCAAGTAGGACCTAAAGTTACAGTTACAGTTGGCAAAGTTAAATTCATATTAGCAGTTGACATATTAAAACACCCATAAATTAACAGTTACATTAGCATTACAATTTAATGCTAAAAATTTAGATTTAAACACATTCGCGTCTTGACTATCCCAAACGTCCACATTAGAATTTTTACCAACCACTATCCAGCCCTTTAATGGCCGCCCAAGTTTATGTTCAATATTGTTTACGGTCCCCGCTGCTAAAGGTATTGGCCCTAAAAATACACCATTTACTATTAAATTTTTACTAACATTTTGAGCCCAGTTTTCAACATTATCTTGCAATTTAGCTAGGCTTGCAATATCAGTACTAATTTTCTTTAAATCCTTCAAAACTACCGCCTAAAGCCATAAAGATACGGATTTTCATCATATATGTCTGTAACACTTTCAGGCTCATTTGCATCACGATTGTCAGCCATTGCTTCAATACGCTGCTTTAATGCCTGTTTTTGCGCCATAAGGACAGACACATCATCTTCTTGTTTTTGCATCATTTTAATAGCACAATCGACAATAACATATTCTACAAAGTTATTTACATCTTCAAATACATCTGTATCATTTACTAAAGTTTGTGCAACAGGATAATACCAAATTCTAAAGCTACTATTGGACTCAGGAAATCTATTAAACCTAATATTGCTCCCTACCAGTCTATACTCTATGTAAGGTAAACCAAGCAAATTAAAAGCATAGGCAGTACTGTTATCAATTCTACGATTGAAATTAAATCGTTTTACAGTACTCCAGTCTTGAGTGCCCCGCTTAATGTCTACACCACGAAGTTTATAAAACTTAGGCGCTCCAGAATAATTACTGCCATCAGGAAGCGGATATTCTAATAAAGTAGCATCTCCTTGAAACACTACTTCATTCATGTAATATTCTTCACAATATGCGGCAACTAATAGGTCATGCAATTCGGCAAGGGATGCATTAACATAGTTGGTCAACTCGCTATCAGAAACGAATTGACTTTCAACCATGTCAGCACGTTGTCTTGATTGAAGACGAATATCAGCTAGAGTAATGGCCATAATAGGCTCCTATTTGGTAATTACTCGGCCTGCGATTCAGCAGACTCTTCTTCAGCTTCGTATTCGTCCATGCACATGCTTACAAAACTTTTCATGGCAGACATCAAAGCTGCAGCATCTTTAGATTCGACCGCAGCTAAAATTTCTTCAGCCGCAGCTTGGTGTCCAGCAGATGTGTCAACCATGTCTCCCATTTCGTTTTTAGCTGCTTTTTTCATACTGCCATCTATTGAGGCAATAATAAGTCCAGCAGCTTTTTTCTTATCGTCCATAAACATAAAAGTTATTTTGCACTAGAGTTTTTAAGCTGCAAAGCTACGCGCAAAACCGAGCCATTAGATGGGTCAGTTTCTACTGCTCCAGCTACTGTTCTAAAAGTTATAGTTTTAGCAGATGTATTAACAGCTTGAGCTGCAATTTGTGCACTTAAATCCTGAGCGGCTGCAGATTGAATGCTTACATGAGCGTCCATAAGTCTAATGTATTGGTCTTGCAAAGTTAATACGTATAAACCGGCAGAAGTACGACTAATTGAAGCCACTCCAAGAGGTTGCACTAAAGTAGGTGCACCAGAAGCGCCGATTGAGATTTCAGCGTAAATTTCTTTTACTTCTTTAGCAAGAGCTTGTTTTCTGTTAAAATTGCGATTTGCCATTGTATGTCCTTTAGTCCATTTTTAGTCTCGGGCCAGCTTAATTGCTGCCGGAGCATGGGACGATACAATACTCAATTGTTAGCCTTCCATGTCCTTTAGTACAGATTTATACCCAAATTTTACATATACGCGACAATCAAATCCAAAAATTCCATAGTTTATAGGAGCATTTAAAAAGTCTTTTAATTGCAATTTACGGCCTAGTTGCTGTTCTATACAAGTAATACATATACATTTTTTACGCTCCTGTTCAGTAGTAAGCTTATTTCATAAATTGAATTTTAACATATATGGCTCATTAGAACCATTACATCTATAACAATTACTTCCGTACCAAGATTTTTTCATTTTTGCTCCATGATATTATCTATTACTATAAAAACATAGCCCGCAGTATGTGTACGCTTGCCATTTACAACATCTCGAACCGATTCTCTTCTTAGGTTAAAATGCTTTGCAGCTCTAGATATAGAATTAAACTCTAGTCCACTTTTCAGTTCTTTAATCTTTTTTGAATTAGTAGCCTGTAGTGATTTCCTAATTTTATCTTCTTCTGTATATACTGGCCTAGATGGTTTTTCTAGTTTAGCTAATCGCATAAGATTAAGCGTTTCCTCTGAAAAACAGCCCTTTCTGCCTTTATTCCAAGGTTCGATATGAGTCGTACTGCGCATAATTTTCATGCGTTCGCCAGATATTTTTCTTTGTTCTGCAGTATTTGTACCATATCCTGGTTTTTTATTTAGCCCAATATCGTATGCTTTTAAAGTTTTAATATAATACATTTCAGCATCTCTAGATTCCTGATAAGTAGCAACTTCAACCAAAATCTCCCAAATCCAATCTTCCATTTTAGTAGTTTGCAAAAATGTTTGAAAAGCCTTTTGCTTTTTATCAGTAAGGCCCCAATGTTGACCAATTCTAATTTCTAATTTTTGACTAGTCTGTCCAATATAGAACTTTCCAGATGGTTTATGAGTAGCTTTATAAACAATAAACATACTATTATGCTCCTATGTGTTAATTAAAGAATACATGAGCCAGGATATAATGTCAATAAAAAAAGCCCCGGATTTTAACCCGAGGCTCTATAAGCTAACTAGTTGATAATACTAGTCTAGCTCAAACGTAGATTACAGTTCCAACCTGGCGCTCGACTTCCAACCTGCGCATAATAGCCCACGCGTACAGTAACCGCATCTGCATCTGAAGCGCGTAACATCTTAAGACCATCGGTATCGATGATTTGAGGTGCACGGCCCAAGCTATACAATTTCCAAACGTTCATCTGTAACAAGAAGCAACGGTCAGAAGGACAGTTTTGGTCAGCAATAACTTTGATTGGTCCACGAGGTCCGTTTACAAGCATTCCACGGAAACCGATTTCAGCATTAGCTCTAAGGTCAACGTATTGAACTTTAGAACCAAGAGCTTTTTCAAGGTCAGCGTATTTGCTGTAAGACATGAAAGCGTGGTCAGGTTTTCCACCTTCGCGAGCAACGCGTGAAGCAGCACTGATAAGAGCTTCTTCGATTGGTAAATCAGAACCATCAAAGCGAACGCCAGCAAGGCGAGTAACGTCTGAAGTTCTGTCAACACCAAAAAATGGAGCATTTGTTGGAGCGCTATTTGGCAACCAAGCTTGAAGTCCAGAAAGACCCAAGTCATAGTTTCCTTGAACAAAGATGTAATCATTAGCAGCAACACCAGCACCACCAGCAATGGCAGTCATGGGCTCAACTGTAAGAACACCGTTGTCACGGTCTACGGCTTGTACTTGAACTCGGCCAGACTTAACTGTACCACCACCGTCTGCGGTAGAGAATACAAGTTGTTGTCCAACTTCAAAGTTAGTAACATCATCTGGAACGGTCAATTGGATAGAAGTACCAGTAGTTGCAGATTCATTTTGTCCAATAGAACCAGAACCGCTGCGATACATTTGGATTGCAAGCATACGTGCAGAAGAGTGGATTGCTCCATCGATTTCTGTAGTAGCAGCTTCCATAAACGCATTAGCATTACCAATAGAAGCTTTAAGAGTTTCGTTATCGATAGAAGCAATACTATATGCTCTTACACGAGTAAGTACGAAATCTTTTAACTTGCTAGAAGTTTGGTTAGCTTGTGCAGTTTGGAAAATAGAAGAAACACCCTGGGGGTCTCCATAGATGATTGGAATTGGTAAGTTTTTACCACCAAAATCAGTCATTTTTGGCATAAGAGCCAATAGAGGGTTATCTTGATATGTCATATTTTCGACGCGGTCTGCAGTGTAATGCTGCTTAAGTGCTGCGTCAAATGAGCTTAAATCTAAAGCCATTTTTTAATCCTTTTTTGTGCCTATTTTAGGCAAGTTTAGTTAAAGTTAAGTTATAAATTATGCCGTTAAGAATTCCATTTAAGCAGCTTTGCAGCTTCTCGTTTGGACTCTTCATCTGTTAACGTCCTGCTACCTTTTGTTGGCACTTCGGCGGCTAAAGTGTTGGTTAAGGTTGTAGATTCTGGCGCCTTAACACTTGGTTCGACTTTTGTAGCGGGAGGCTCGAACATGCCTTTTGTCTTGTTTAAATTACGGTATTTTTCAATTCTAGCTTTTTCTTGGTCAAGCAAGTACTTCTCGACCATATCACATGCTTCTTTGTTAGAAAGTATGATGCCTTTGCCAGTTTCTTCATCAATTGTGGCCTCACAATGTTGCTCAATAACTTCATATACTAATTCCATGGCATCATTTGCACGAATTAGCTCATAGTCTGGGGTATTATTGGCAAAATCAGTTAGTTGCTGTTTATAAGCATTTAATGCAGCTTCTATTTGAGCCTGTTGTTCGGCCTGCTCTTTTTGAGCAAGTTTATCTTCCATTGCTTTAACTTTGGCCTCCATCTTGGCCTCAATTTCTGCAGCAATTTGTTCAGGAGATTTTTTGCCATCATTTAAAGCAAGTTCAGCAACGGACTCTAAAGAAATTTTATCTTCGGTCATGTATTTGTATGGGTTTTTTCTAAATTCTTCTCGGCTAATATATTTTGATTCGTCTTTTGTTGCATTTTCTATAGCAGCTAATCTCTCTTCTAGTTCTTTAGCGCGCTGAGCCAAAGCCTTTTCTTGAGCCTTTAATGCTTTTTCCTGCCGAGAAAGTGCTGCAAACTTAGCAGCTACCCTAGCCTCTTCAACAGTTTTAGGAGTTTCTTCTACAATTTTAGCAGGTTCTTGGACCGTTTCTTGGCCTGATGCTACATTCTGTGCAAGTTGTTCTACAACATTTTGCGCTGTAGTTTCTGCAACTAATGTAGCAGCAGGGGATTCTGTAGCCGCAGGTGCGCCACTATCTGTAGTAATAGACATAAAAATACCTCACTTTTTTAAGCAGACTTAATTGCCTGCTAAGCCCAAAATGGGCAAAACTATTCTGGTAATATAGGCTGAACTGGCGTGGCTTGTTCAGCGTTTGGTCCGGCTAGGTTAGCTGGCACCAAGTATTGTTCTTCTTGCCCGACTTGAGGCAATGCCGGTGCGTTTGGCTGTGCACTGGCAGTTGCAGCTTTTTGCAACAATGCTGCGGCATCTTCAATCCATCTGCGAAACAGTTCTAATTTTTCATCTGGTGCACCTTGACTGCGGTACATAAGATAAGCTTGTTGCATTTTTGTAATGCCCATTTGCAAGTTTTGATAAGGCTCGGGAGTTTGATAATTTCCTTCATCAATAATCATTTCAATGGAGCGCTCAATGTCTTCAACGCCTGCGTTGTTAAAATTATAATACTGTTGCAAATCAGGGAAATTAAGCAATTTCATGCCGTCTTCTTTGCCAATAAATCCTGCAGCAAGTAATTCTTGTATGTCCTGTAATCGGCCAGCAGGCGTGCTTGAAAGACTAGACGTTGGAAATACTTGCATAATATATTGGTCATCTTCCATGCTTACATCTTTCCACTTTATTGTTCGTAAAAAGTGGTTGTCTTTAGCACGGATTTTATAATCTGGGTCATCTTCAGCAAGGTCTTTTACTAAGTCAATCATGATTTTAGCAGCGAGCATGAATGTTTGCTCATAGCGCTTAGCAACTTCCATAAAACGTTCAGATTCTATGTCGTTAAATTCGCGCAAAGCTTTGCCAGAATCAAGGCCAGAAGGCTTTTGCGCATTAGCTGCTAATTGAGAAACACCAGCAATCTCATAGGCGCGTGCATATAATCTGTCTAAATGGTTAAAAAGTTCTGGAGGAATATTTGCCAGTGGTCCATGAGTAGGCGGTTGGCCAACATACTTTACAATACCGCCAATTTTATTATTCAAGTGCGCCGAAACAATGTTTGAAGAAGCTTCTACAAAGATTTTAGGCACAGAAACTAGGTGCATGCTTACTTGTATTGTACGAAGTATTTTATTAATTTCAAGCTGTAGGCCAGTCAATTGTTCAGCAAGCCCTTGTCCCCAAAATCCTAAAGGCCGTTCGCACCAACGGTGTAGCACGAAAGGAAAATAATCTTTATTATACTCTTCTTCAAATAATGTAGCAGTTTCTATGCAGATAGTATGTCTACCGTCTTTAGCTTTTTTACCGCTTGGTAAATGCCAGGATTCTACAACAAGTACCATGTTTGATTTTTTATCATAAGTATTAGAAGCCCAACTTGAGCTACTTTCAGAGCCTAGTGCGCTGATTTGTTCTGCAAATTTTGGAAAAGCAGATTTTAGCACGTCTACATTAATAAACTTTTTCTGGTGCATGCTGCGTGGCTCGCCATAAATACTTTCTGAATCGTCAACAACTAGCTCGCCAATAAAAATGCGCTCGGCTTTTACTTCACCGTCTTGCTTGTATATTTTAATAGCCCCGGTGCCATTAATGCAGCTATCTTTAAAAGCTTGGGCAGATTTTGCATAATATTTACATGCGTCAAATTGGCCTTCAATAAATTGGGTCAATTTCATTGCACGGCGCTGCATAGTAAAATCGCCACCATCAGTCAAGAAAGATGGTTTAGGCATGTTTTTGGTAATTTTTGAAGTAACGGTATCAACCATGCTCTGTATAATATTCCAAGTTACACGTTGCTGGCCAAGGTCAGTGCTTTCTGTGCGTAAGGTATTATAGGTGCGCAAAGCATACGGCTCTAAATTGCCATATAATCGCATATTACGATAGTTAGAAGAATCTATGTAGGATTGGTCGGCATCTAGCCGCTTTACAATAGCAAATACGGAGGCTGCAATATCTGCTTTATCTTGTCTCCACCAATAGTAATCTTTGTTTTGGTACATTTATAAGCCTAAAATGTGGACAGGTATAAGTCTGGGTCTTCGTCGGAAAACGGCAGAGTGTCTGTCATAGTTAGAGAGGTGTCCTTGGCTTCATTACCCAGTGTTGGCGAATTCGGTACATTATTGCTATTAGTTAGCACGGTTTCGCCGTTTTGTATCTTATTGGCGTACAATTGTACTAATTCGTAATCAGATAATTCTATTTCTATGTCAGCGATTTTAATGCGTTTTAGGCCATTTTCTTTAGCAATTTGAATAACTTCTGTCAGTATTTCTAGGTTGTCCTGCACGCGTGACTCCATATGATATAGTTATATGTTATATTAAAATTCATCATCTGTTACGCCAATATCGTCAAAATCAGCTACATCGGTAAATTCTGACATGCCAGATTTTCGTTGTTCAAACTTTTCCATTTCTTTTTGCTCTAACATGTCCATGTACTTATCAGTATTTATTGCTATTTTTTCTGCAGGAGATTGCTTAAAGTAGTGGCGACATTCACGCCAAGCGTATAGCACGGAATCTCCAACGTCGGTATGGTAAACGTCCGAAATTTTTGGCCGGGCTGGGTCATCGTAGTTCCATTGCACGAGATTACAATCTTCAGCAAAGCGACTGTTTGGCATTGCTTTAAATTTACCGCTGCGTAAATCATCGTTTAGCATGGCAATAAACTCAAATTTTCTAGCCTTGTCTGCGGCATCAATTGGCAACTGATGCCGGATACGTATCTCTTCTTGAATTTTTTTACCCAGTGCTCCAGCATCCATTACCATTTTTACTGGCTTATACTTGCTCTGTAATGCCTTAATTTGTGTAACTAAACCAGTAATGTCCTGCTTAGTGGTAATCAATTCTTCTACCAAGTAAACTTCGCCGGTAAAGTGGCTGTAACCTAGCACGGCTATGGCATCTGCGTCCTTATAGCCAATATCTATGCCAAATATGTAGGTAAGATTTTCTGGTATGCTAAAGGTAGTGTTTAGCACCGCGTCAAATTTAAAAACAAGACTGTCTAAATCTTTAATCCATTGGCCAAAATATTCTCGCTGAATACTTGCATCATTTGTAGTCAAACCACGGCGTGCTGCTAGTTCCTTGATAATATCCAGCGGTTCTTTGCCAGATTTAAGCTTAATATGCGGATTTTGTTGCATGGTCCAGTGATGATGGCTCCACTCAGGATTGTGTGATGCATCATAGAAATATCCGGCAGGAATTGGGCCAGGTGTGCCAATAAGTATTAGCTCACCATAGTAATCGGTTAAAGCAGGCTCAATAATGTCCTCAACTAGGTCTTTAATATAAGCACGGAAGGCTTGGGATTCATCTATATACACCTTGCGAAATGAAAGTCCACGAAATTTTTCGGCTTCGCCTGCATCTTTAGCACCAGATACGTAGATAATGTTACCATTTGGCATGTGCAGTGATAAATCTGAGTTATCAGGATGCCCTTGCAAAGCATATTCTTTATTTATCTTTAAAATTTCTCGCCAAATAATACGTTTAGCATTTATTCGACTAAGTGTGATATAGGCTACATCACCTTTTTTAGTCATGGCCGTGTTCATTAAATCTGCAGCACATGCTAGTGTTTTTCCGCTTCTGCGGGAGCAAACTGCAGTTTTAAATCTAGCTGGGTCATTAATGAATGCAATTTGCTTGTCAAAACAGAAATCTTCAATAGTAAAGCTACGAGCCAAGGACTTAGCCTTAGCTCGCTTTGCAATTTCCTGCTTTAAAATATCAGACCTAATGCGACTCAAATGTTCCCCGATTTTAGTTGCTACAAAAACTAGCGAACAGAATCACCAGGATTTCTGTCTTTAATTTTACCACGGTTTAATTCACTACCAACAGCCTCTATAGGCCGTGCATAAGCAATATTGGTGCAAAATACAATAATTTCATCTTTTTCGGTCTTTACCTTAACAGCATTCATTTCTGGATAATATTCTAGTTCTAAACCTTGTAGTCCCAGTTCCTTAGATTCAGTAAAGAACTGATGATTTTTATTTTGAAATACTACATACTGATAAGTGTGAATAGCCTTTAATTTAATTGTTTTAGACATGATTTACTCCGATTTCTTGCCGATAGAAGGCAGTTTATATTGAACTCTTGCATCACTAACACCAACTGGAGCCCGAAATAGTGGGCAGCCAGAAAACTTAAATGTAATAGCACCAAACATTGATTGCATGGATACGGTATTCATTTTCATAATAAGCTCTTGAGAGCAAACAATGTCTACAATGTTATCGGCAGCCCGAAAGCGAATAGAATCTTCTGCGTCCAACCATAATTCTTTGCTTACCAAACCTTTATAGTCAGATAATTGCATTTGCATACGCTTAGCATTTGCCACTTCAAGGCTAAGTACTCGGCGTTTTACATAATACAGTGTTGTCTCAAGAGAACCTACTTCTACAGTGCCTTCAAGGCCAGCATACGCTTGGTGAAACATTAAAGTGCCGTTTTCTGTAACAAGACGCCTGCCTGGTAATTGTTCTACTATTGCAGAAGCCATGCTGGCTGCAAAAATGCTGACAGTATGTAAATTAGGAATTAATTTAGCAAATTGAATAAACATAAAGCCTGCTTCAATAGAGCCGCCCGGAGAATCTAGCACCAAATACAGTGGATAGTTTTTTGTGCCGCGTTTTAGCACCAGTTTAGCAAGTTCAAGCTGCGCAGTTATAGCACTACGCCCAGAAACTTCGCCACGATACACAACAGTATTATTGCTGTTTAATTGTACTTGTTCTGTAGCAGCAAAACTACTCAGCGGCAACAGCAGGGCTAGTGTTAGTAACATTTTCATTTGTATTCCTATTCTGGCCGTTAAGCCGGTTAATTTCTTCTACTAAAACTTTTTTCTCAATCAATAGGCCGCCTATGGCCCGAATTAAATCATTTTTGCTCATACTTTTTAAGTTCTTTTTAACTTCTGAAAAGTATTGTTGCATTTGTTTTGCATCTTGTTCGGTCACGTAGTCTCCTATATTAGTTCGGTTGCTAAATTAAGTTTAAGTGCTTCTTCAGGCGATAAGTAAGTTTCGGCAGCATGTAATTTAAGCCAGGTTTTAGCATCGGTTCCAGTGTATTCTTGTAATAGTTCGCACCAAAACTCTTCGCTTTTTTCCATGTCTTTTGCAAATTTTCTTATTTCAGTACTTTTTCCTTTAGTTTTATCAGAACTTTCATGAACGAGCATAACCGCCGCTTTAGAAAGTCTGCGCACATTGCCAGCAGCAAATACAATAACAGCCGTAGAATGTACAGCACCAAAACCATACGTATGAACATCCCTTCCAGATGCCTTAATAAAGCCTGCAATTGCGCGACCAACATGCTCATCTCCACCGTCCGAGTTTATAATAACATTAATAGGACTTTCAGTTTGTTTAGTAAATTTTTTTACAAAATATTGAAACATTGCATCGTCAATGTTACCAGAAATGATAATATTACTCATCTTGAACCTTTGGCTTGCTAAGTTCATACGCATAATAGCTTAGATATGGGTTATATACCATTTTGTACTTTTTCTCTAGTGGCTCACTGGTGAATGTTCTGTGCGTGTAAAATAATGGTGTTTCTTTGGTAATACTTAATGCTTCAAGTAGCATTTTGGCGACACCAAATTTTCGGTAAATTTCTTTTACATATATAAAGTGAATTACTGGCACGTCTTCTACAGATTCGTGAGCAATGTAGCCATAAATTTGAGAAATGTCTTGGGCGTTGCAGGCAATAATAATTTCGGCCTGCTTACAAAGACCCTCTAGCACTTTGTGATGTTGTGCAAAATAAACTGGGTTATCACAGCCGCGAGTATTTTGACTATGTCTATAGCAGCGAAGCCAAGAATTAAATACAAAGGGAACGTCTACTTCAGTGGCGGGTCGAAGTCTTACTTGATTCTTCAGGTCCGTTTTTTCGCTCATCTTTGCTCCTTTTTGCGTCCCAGTATGTGCTGATTTCTACAACTAGTACAGCACCTTCAAATTCTGGGTCTGGTTTTACAATCACGTTATATGGCAAACTAAGTCTTTTGGCAATGCTTCGATTTTCTACTACAGTTTCTACTAGCATATAGTCTAGTAAGGCATGTACTTCGTGGGCACTGTCTAAATTAATTGTTGCCTTTTTCGGCTTGGACATTTGCAGCCTTTAGTTGGGTTTCCATTTTCTTGATTTCCGGTGCTATAGAAGCCAGCGCTTTAATTTGCGCTTCAATTTCTCTAACTTGAGAATCAATATCATTTTTTTGAGTAGTTAAAGCACCAAGTTGTACACATAAATTGGTATATTTTTGGTCAATAAGCTTTTGTGCGTCCATTTTCACTCCTTTAAGCCTTTTAGTAGCATATCAGTTGGCACGAAAATTGCAAGGTTTTTTTGCATATTTTAAAACTTTTTATAAGCCTTTGATATTACAAGAATATTAGCTGAATAAAGTCTACTGGCTGCCTTAGGTCTTCAAAATACTCTCTGGCACATTGCTCCATGATTTGGCGCTCTTGTAAGCCTCGAAACTGCCTAATACCGTACTCATCAAAGTTGTAATATTTTTCACAGTTATCACTGAATATAAGCCCAAATTCTAGGCGGTTATCGCGCTCAAATGTTGCGTATACTAGCACTCTAACCGGCTCAATAATCATGGTTTTTCGGATTTTTTTTGCAGCAAAGTTTGAGCTAGCTGAGCAAGTTCTTCATCAGACAAATTGCTAAAATCATCTGCCTTAGAACGTTCGCGGCTTTCCTTAGACAGTTCCACCAATGCTTTAATATATCCTTGCAATACGCGGGCTTCAGCCAGGCCTAAAGTATTACCGGCAGCAATAGCTTTGTTGGATTTTGCAGCAATTTGCGTAAGCTGGTTTTGTATGATTCTAAGTGCATCCCCTATTAGGGTTTCTGCCTCTGGTACTACTAGCACACTATTTGGTTTAATTACTAATCGTCGTGGAGAATCGGATGACATGTCTGCTCCTAGTATGCCGAAGTGGGCATATTATTAGCAGGTGTTAGATTCTAGGCCTAAAAATTTTTAAAAACGTAGGCAAGTTTTCTGCGTAAAATTTGAAGCTTAGACTCTGCACGTTTTTCTTCAAAACTTACGCCAGATAGTGCAGCTTTAAAACTTTGTAAAGCCATTAAAGTTTGTTGTTTTTTAAGTTGTGAATCATTGTACGTAATTTTATCCATGACTTGCTCCTAAAATATACCCTAAAGTACTTAAAATATTATTATGCCCGATAATACTTAAATTGTAAATCTATTTGTTATTCAAAACCTCTTCGATTTGCTCGAGTATTTCTTTAATTCTATTAGCACCGTTTTCTTTTAATCTTTTTGATTGGTGTTCTATAGGTACATTAAAATCAATAATTTCTTTAGCCCAATAGTTTTGTTGTTTTTGTGAAGTTTTAAGAGCATTCACCGCCAACTCAAGCGCCCTCGTTAGTTTGTCGAGGTCTGTGAGATTTAATGCGATTGACGTTTCGCCGTAAGCCTTGTCGTAAGAAATACGAGTCCTCACCTCAGCAATGTACGCGGTGATTGGGGTCATTTGCGTCTCCACTTATCTGAAATGAATTTCTTACGCTCTAACCAAAACAGAATTCTCTCAAGAATAAATGCCCCTACAATAACTAATAGACTTAGCCCCACTATACCAAAAAATAAAACATCTCTAGCAGTATAGATAAACATCACTTCATCCCCTTTGCTTGCTCGAGAGCGTCACAATGTACGCACGTTATTGTTGAGTTTTTACTACAGCAGCAAGATTCTTTAATGTGGTCTATAAGGTGCCAATTCTTTGCTCTTAACAGCTTTACTTCTTCAAGTTCTGCCATTTTTCTTAGCCGTTGATTTTTCTTTTCTGTTCTGTCCAACGCCTCCTCGTAGACCTTGAGCTTGGCATTGAGCGCACGAATCTCAGCCCGAGCACTCATTAGCTCAGAAAAGTCGTTTAGGAGTTTTTTGTTCTCAGCCTTAAGTTGGTCGCGCTGTTGTTTCATTGAATAAAAATCTTCGGCTAAATACCAATACTGTCTATTCTCACAATCAACTCGGTCAAAGTCCCAAATTTTTGGTGGCGCATAAGGCTTTGTTCTAATCTTTTCGGTTGCTA